CGTCACGCCGGACAGATTGTAGTTGAACTGGGTGTAGGTGTTCCCCCCGCTAGCCTGATTGTCGGAGGCGTTATTCCATGCCGCCGCGGCGGTGGTCGATTCACTTACCGCGCTGACAAAGATAAAGTCCCCCACGGTGGGCGTAGTCCCGAAGGAGCAGGTAAGCGAACTGCCCGAGGTGAAATCGACGGTGGGGCAGACCACCACCTGCACGAAAGCCGGGGTCGGATACCCGCCGCCCGGGACGGGGCCCGGGACGATCATCTGCACATTCTGGTACAGGTGCCCGAACAGGCGGTCGAGCATGTCCCCGGCGGTGAACCGGTAGAACGGTTTCGCCTGCGCGCTCACCGAAAGCAAAAGCAAACTGAGGATCAGGCGCATATTAGTGTTTAGTCCAGGTGCCCTGCGCGGGCCGGAAATACCAGTGGCTGGCATCGAGGCCGATGACACAGGCGAAGTCCCCCGCCGCGCCGCCCGAGATCATGTAGCCTCCCGATGCCGACAGCGTGCCGTCCGTGTTGACGATGTACTGCCCGGAGGCCGAGGTCTGAATCGTCAGAGTGCCGGTGTTCGCTCCTCCCGAGCCATAGCCGTTGCCGACGCAGAAGGCGGAGCCGGCCGCCGCCGTGGGCAGGGTGTAAGTCACTGCGGTTGCCGCCGTGGCGTAATTGTTGATGGTGTAGCCGCTCTGGTAAGCCGTGGTGGCGCAGCCGCTGGCCGTGCCGAGGGTGCAGCTTGAAACCGTGGTGATGGTGGCGGGGGCTTGCGCGTCCAGCAGGCCGCCGACGATGATGGGCGGGGAGGTAATACTACCGGTCGGGCCAGTCGGGCCAGTCGCGCCGGTACTTCCGGTGCCGGTCGCGCCGGTCGAGCCGGTACTTCCGGTCGGGCCAGTCGGGCCAGTCGCGCCGGTACTTCCGGTGCCGGTCGCGCCGGTCGGGCCGGTCGGTCCCGTACTTCCGGCGCCGGTCGCGCCGGTCGCGCCGGTCGCGCCGGTACTTCCGTTGGCGCCTGGCAGCCCGGTGATGAAACCGATGGTGCCGGTCCAGTTGACCGCCGGCACGAAAAGCACGTCCAGGGCATCCCCGAGGGTGGGGGTGAAACTATGGGTCGTATCGGGCGTGCAGGCCGTGGCGCTTGAGGCTACCGTGCAGGTCAGCGTCTTCGAGCTGCCCGCGTCCCGCCAGGTGAAGACGAGATTGCCGGTGGGCGCCGGGTTCACGCTCAGGTAGAAGTTCTTGATCGGGGTGGCGCTATTGGCGGGAACCGAAACGGCCGCTTCGGTGGTACTCGCCGGACCGCCGCCCCAGGGAGGCAGGTAGTAGGAGGTGCTGGCGGTGTACGAAGTGCTGGAGGTCGAGAACAAGGCGTTGCCGCCGCCGCCGCCGCCGCCGCCCGATCCTCCGCCGCCGCCCGGTTGGACCGTCTGGGCAATCGTGAGGATGGCGACCAAGAGGAGGCAGAGGATGCTCCAGAAGGCGGGTTTAGAGATGCGTGGTTCGAACATTTCTGCGAATCCTTCGGTTACACTGAGGAGGTGCTACCCGGCCCGCGCGATACCTCGGCGGTTACTTGTCATTCCCGGCGATAGGCCAGCGGGCCGGGCGGCGTTACTTCATGTGGGAACTGGCCGTGGTGCTCCTTGTCGTTTGGGTCGTATGCGGCTGGAACGGCTATCCCAGTCTCACCGCGTTAGTTTGCTTCTGGATAATGAGTTTTTGTGTAATGCGGGCCGTCCACGCGACCGATTGGTAATATCTTTGACCGTGGCGCCTCGCAGCCGGCCGGAAGCCCTGCGCCGCTCAAGCGCTGAAATCGCGCGAGGCGACGAGGCGCCACCGCACCGGCCGCCTCACCGGCCAACCTCACAGCGCTGGTGTTTCATTGCACCTACTTGTCGTGATCCTTGGCCGCCAACAGCCCACAGCTTGAGATAGCTATTCCCGTGGCCGCAATCCTTCCCTGGTATCGCGGTGGACACCAGATCGTAGCTAAGGCAACCAGGACTCCCGCAATTCCCAGGGTGGTGGTCTTCCAGTTGGTCATTTAGTCCTTTGAGCCGAAGCGTCCCTGCACGGCAGCCAGAAGCCCGGCGGTCCCCACTTCCTCACCGCCGCGGCGAAAGCGGGCCAGGTGGAAGGGATGCTGTGAACTTCCGGAGGCACCCAGGTCTTCGAGGGCTGGTCGAATCGCAGGCGGTCGCCGAACCGGCGGTTCTCGGCGCGCTCCTCGCCGGTCAGGCGTTTGCGGCTGGGCGCGGGCCGCCCGTGCGGACCTTCGATCATGCGCCGGATACGTACCTTCAAGCCGCCACCCAGTAAACCACCTGCACGATCGGAGGACTCAGCCCGTCGATGCTCTGGCCGGCGAAGCTCAACGTGTTCCCCGAGAGGGAATAGTCCAGGCCGTTCGCCATCAGGATTCCATTCACGTAAACCTGCACCAGGGTGTTGGGCGCGATGGGCTGCGAGAGCGTGCGCGGGTGACCCGCGACCCCTACCCAGATGTCCACCTGTTGCGCGCAGCCCGCGGGCGAGGCATAAGTGGCCGCAGTCGTCGGCCCCACGCTTTGGCCGCGGATCGGGAAGAAGAAGCCGCCCAGGAAGAAGGCGGCGGCGATGAGGGCGTCGACGGCCACCACGGCCAGGAATCGCCTGGAGGACATCATGCCAGCAGCTTCGACCCCTCGCCCAGGTTCTGGTCCATCTCGTTCCGCGCTCTGAAGTAATGCCGCAGATCGTCCCGCAGCTTGGGCTTGTCGCCGGTCAACTGCCAGAGTCCCTGCGCGTCTCTGCGCAGATCCATGTACGGGTCGAAGGCGTTTTCCACCAGGATCTGTTCGCGCGTGCGGTAGAAGCGGTTGGCCTTGGCCCCGTGCCAGTAGTGCGTGATGGTGTTGTCGAGGTAGCCGATGTCGGCCTTGAGCGCCAGCGCCCCTTGCTGCCAGCGCTTGACGCTCTGGTAATACGGCGCGCACTCGGGGATGAATTCGAGGCCGTCCGCCAGCCCCACCATTCCATAAGCCATGATCCAGTCGGCGCTGCCGAGGATGGCGGTGTCGTAGAGGCCGCCCATCAGGTTCCAGGTCTCGCGGCGGAAGGCCCAGCCGAGGCCGGTGGCGCCCCACCAGACCTGCGCCTTGGCGTCTTCGATGGCGTCGCGCCGGCGGGGGTCGTGGTGCGGGTCGTGGTGGCCGTGGTGGTGCGGCTCATGATGGTGCGGGCGGTGGGGCCGCGGATGCCGGTAGCGGTTCTCGGCGGCCTGTTCGCTCTTCTGCTCCATGCGGCTCACGCCGGGAGACTGCGCGGCGGCCGGATCCAGAAACGATTTGGGCGTGATCGCGTTGGCGTAGGAGTAGGCGAAGCCGTTCGTGACCGAATAGGGCCGGTGCCGGAAATCGGTGTCCACGAACTGGTGGAAGAGTTGCACGGCATGGTAGTGCTGCAACTGGTGGATGGCTTCGAGCGCCCAGTCGTAGCGCGAGCACTGCACGTCCCCGTCGAGATACGCGATGTACCGGGCTTCCACGGGCATGCGCTGGACCACCAGGTTCAGCACGTTCTCTTTCAGCCAGAGCTCGTGCGAGGTGCGGAACTGGAAGTCGCGCGGGTTGCCGGGGTCGGTTACTTCATAGGGCCGCTCCCCAAAGGCCACCTCTCCGACATACAGCTTCACGTTGGGGTTCGACTCCAGGCGCAACCGGAAATCGTTCATCAGCTCGCGGCGCACCGGCCAGCGCTGGGGGTTCGAGTACATGCAGGCGACGTGCAGGATCTGGTCTTCCGACCAGGGGCTGAAAGCGCGGTGGACGTTGGGGTGTTGTAACATTGGGCCTATGAAAATCAGTATCGAAAGCACCACCAAGGTCGTATTCCTCGACGGCGTACAATGCCGGGTCTGGGAAGGCACTACCGAGAGAGGCGTGCCGATGCACTGCTACATCGCCAGAGTGGCCGTCAAGAATGGCGAGGATATGGGCCAGTTCGAAGAGGAACTAAGGGAGATGCGGCAGCCGTCGTTTGAGGTGGCCGCCATTCCCCTACGGATGATCCTGTGAAAATGGCGGCTGCGCCTGTGGCCCATGGGGCGCTCATGCCGGTGGCACCTCGCCGCCTTGCGCGTTTACGTTTACAGCGCTAATGCGGGACCGTTTTTTGCCGGCGAGGCGCTATTCCACCACTGCCGCCGGCCACCAGCAGAGGACCCAGCCAGGCTTGATGAGTGACAGCGTACACTGCATAAACCCTTCCTGCCCTGTCGGCCGGTCCGCGATGGCGTAGACGTAGCAGGTCTTTCCGAGGAGCACTCCGACCCCCTTCGGGTAGCACTCGTATTCCACGATGCCCGCCGCCCTGTCTGCCAGCCGGTTCCATTTCAGGAATGCCGCGTCGGCTAGCTCCAGGTCTGCCACGGAGCCGCTCTTATATGCGACTTCGCTCAATACCAGGTATTCCTGCCAGGCCATTTCCTTCGCCAGGTCCAGTTCGCGCCGCGTGGCCTCTTGCTCTACTTGCTCCGGAGTCGGCATCGGCGCCGGCACAGGAGGCGCTGCCACCGGTCGCTGGCCCGCGCATCCCGCCAGCACGATCGCCGCGACGCACGCCGTCGCTTTCCACCGCGAATTAGTCATGTTTGTTGCAACTTTCCGGCGCCCCATTGGGTACCGGGGGGGCGGCGTCCACTGACGATTACAAGAACGGTAGTGGATTTGACCGCCACTACCGCCACTACCGCCACCGCAGAACGCGCGATGCTCGTTGGATCAACTGGTTAAAGACAGATGCAGCAAGTGGCTGCGGCGCTCATGCCGGTGGCACTTCGTCGCCTCGCGCGTTTACAGCGCTCCCAGGTCCGCCTGCAACTGCTGCAGATCGAAGCCCGAGGGCGCTTCGCCGCTTTTCTCCAGCCACTCGGAGGAAATCACCGCGTAAGCCTCGGAACAGTAGTCGATCCTGAAATTGCCGGTGACCGGCATCGTTTCGCCCCAGGTGATCGCCTGGAAGGCCGCTATCCCGGCGCCCTCGGACGCTAATGGCGCGCAGTGGCCGCCCCAGCCTCCCGGCGCACCGTCTCCCTTGGGGCCTTCCGGGGGAACCTGCCAGATGGACTGGCCTTGGCAACTCACCGGCATGTCCCAGCCGGTGAACAGGCCGCCGAAGAGCCACAGGGCCGCCTCCACTTCCGCCGGGCTGGCGAGATTCACTTCCGCGAAGCCGAGGATCTTGTTCGGCGCTCCCGCGATCCGGATTCCCGTGGTGCGCCAGTATTTCAAGGCGTCGAGCATGGCGCAGCCGTTGTCGGTCGGGTTGGTGCCATCGGAATTCAGCGGCGCGTTGGGGTCGTACCCGCCGATCGCGGAGTAAGCCGCGATCACTTCGGCGTCCGAGGGTATCGAGTCGGGGCTTCCCGCATTGGCCTGCCAGCCCATCGCCAGGTGCATCATTCCCGCGATCACACAGTCTCCCAGTTGGTCGTTCAGGAGCATCCCGTACTGCGGGACCGCTTTGGTCCAATCGACCACTGGAGGGGCCGTGGGGAGGGTCAGGCGGTTGAGGTAGGCGCTCAGCTTGAAGGTGCGGGCGTCGTGGACCTTGGGCTTGCAGCCGAGTTTGACGGTGGTGCGGTTATGGGGCATGGGGCTTACCGTTTGGTTGCGAGGAACGCCAACTCCGCCTGAGCCTGCGCTTCGATCTGCGCCACCCTGGCGGCCTGCGATGCGGAGAGCTTCAGCTTGGGCGCGGCTTTCCCCTTGAAGTGCGGATGCAGGCTCAGCGCCACGGCAGCCGGGGGGAACAGCCCCGCGACGGCCTGGGCCGCGTTGGCGATGGCTTCCACTTCGGCTACGAGTTGCGGCGGTGAATTGGGCGGCAGGATCTGCGAGGGGTTCTGCGCCACCAGCACGGCGATCTCGGTAGCGATCGCGGACGCCTTCTCGCCGGCGGTCACATCGGAGGAGACCACGCGGGCGATGTCGGCGAAGACTTGATCGGCCACGCCGAGATAGGCGGCTACGGGGGCGGCCACTTCCGGGGCGAAGGCGGCCAGCACGAGAGGCGCGGCCACGGAGGCGGCATCCACTCCGATCTGCACGTCCGCGATTACCTGGTCGATCTGGGAGGGGGTGCAGGCGGTCTGCGTAAACAGCAGGGCCGCGAGGGCGAAGGAGAGAATCGCGTTTCGTTTCATGTTAGGGTTCCTTGTATGGAATATCTGCGGATACGGTACCTGCGGGCGAATGGCTTTCAAGCGGCGGTGTTCGATTCCTACGTGCTCAAAGTAGTGCGGGACGGATGGAGCGATTCGGATGCGACGCACGCTCTGATGAAACAAGGTTTCCGCCGGGTGAGCGAAGCGGGAGATGGAACCAGACGGGATTACGACGAAGAGGAACTGATCTGTCCAGGAGCCATCATGAGTATTACACCCTGCGATGAGCGGGGGTACTCACAGCACGACTTAGAGCAGCAGAAGAAGAAGCGGTGAAACACCGGCGCTGTGAGGTGGGCCGGTGAGGCGGTTGGTCCCGTGGCACGTCGTCGCCTCGCGTGTTTTCGCGCGCTATACTGAATCGTCGCGCCCAGACCATTTCCTAACCGGATAGGAAATTCCTAATCAAATAGGAAACCGCCGCGAGTCGGGCCTTCCGTGGCCTTCAGTCACATGACGGTCAAATAACGGCCTTCACCCCGCGCGGGAGCGTCAAGTGTGGAGGCTTGGGCGTCAAGTTCCGCCAACCGTCGCACGGGCGGTTCCGCTTCCTCATCCCCGGCAAATCCCAACTTAGAAGCTCGAATATCTCAAGTTCCCATTCTTCGTCGCAGGGGGGTAGAAACTGGTCTTGTTGCGGCATTGGGAAACCATAAGAAGAAAGGCGTTGAGCGGGTTGGAACAGATGAGGCGGCAAGGGGCTGTTAGGTCGCTGGCACTTCGCAGCAGGCCCTTGGCTGCGCGGCGGAGTCCGGGTATTTCGGCGTCTCGCCCCACGCGAGCCAGCCGGGCCGCACACCCAGCGCTACGGCGATCTGGGCCACGGAACGAATGCCCGGGTTCCCCACGTGTCCCCTCTCGATTTGACAAAGGTATGTGTTGGAGACCTTGGACCGGCTCTCCAGCACCCGCAGGGTCCAGCCCTTCTCTTCGCGTTCCAGCCGCAAGCGGAAACCGATGGCGGTGGGAGTCTTGGCACGCATGGCTACCAGTCTACGCCACGAAAACGCGCGAGGCGACGAGGTGCCACGGGACCAACCGCCTCACCGGCAGCCGCGCAGCGCTGGTGTTTCACCGGAATGTTCGTTAACTGACTCCCGGCGTCGAGTAATAGTAGCCATCCACTAAAGCGAAATCCGCCGAGTCGGTGATCGTTACTCTGAACACCCGGTCCCTCGAATCCCCCAGCCTTCTCCACAAGAGCCTGGTCTGATACTGGTCCGTCACTCCCGGCTGATCGGATGTCCTGGTCTGCGGGTTGACGAAGTTCTGCCCGTAATCGACCGAGTAATCCAGGATCGGATTGAGCACTCCGCCGTCATTCACCTGTGCCATCAGTTGAAACAGCGAGAAGAACTGGCGCAAGTCTTCGTTGGCGATGTGCGGGCAGGTTCTGATGCGGTGGATGGGCACCCCGTTGTCGTTGAAAATCTCGACCGACGACACATACACGTTGCCGTTCTGCCAGTCGCCGACGTAGTGCTCCAACTGGACCGTAGCCAGTCCCGCCAGCGGCACGTAGGCGTGGCAGACGCCCCGCTGGCGGTCGATGCTCGACCCGTTCCACCAGCCCCGCTCGTGCCAGAGTTGCATCCCGGCCAGGGCCGATTCGGTGGCATCGTAGGACCAGGTGGCGTTGGCCGTGGGGAAATTCAGCACCCAGATTTCATGCCCGTCCTCGATGTACGTGTAGCCCACCGCGTCGTTGACGGTGGTGTACGTCCCCCACTTGGCTTCGACCGCATGATTCGAGACGCGCATCGGCGCGTAGCCCTGCGCCATGTAGGCCACCACCCCGCCACGCTCCTGATCGAGGCCCAGCCACGCCACTGCGGCGCCGAGCCTGACGAGCGAGAAGGGGGCCGCGCAGCCCCACTGCACGAAAGCGCCGGGGATCCGCTGCAAGGGGAAATTGGCGTTGCCGGTGTCCTGCCAGACTTCCGTGGATACTTCGTCGCCCAGAATCCAAAGCTGCTCGTGATCGGCCTTGAGCGAGGCGATGTTGTCGGGATAGCCTTCCTTGGTCGCCACATCCAGGCCCGACCAGGTGGTGCCGTCGTCCAGGGCCGAGAGGTTCAGCAGCTTGGAATTGGGCTGAGAGACGATGAAGTAGCCATCCAGGAAGGTGCCCGAGGAGGCCGTCACGTTGGAATTGGCGGCGAAGGGAACGCCGGCCATATTCAGCACCCCGGTGATGACGAGTTGCGTGCCGCTGATAACCGAGACCACCGGGTACGACGTGCCTGAGATGACGATGGCGGTCATCCCCACCGTGAAAGGGCTGTTGCCGGTGCCCAGTTGGTAGACGGTGCTCTGGCCCGCGGTGGGGTCGTTGGGGATGGTGTAGACGGTGCCGTTGAGGGCGTAATCGCTCCAGGGTGCGCTGGACTGGATTCCAGCCGAGGTCGTCAGTACCAGGGAATTGCCATCGGCCGACACGGTCAAGACAACGTAGAGCACGCTGTTAATGAGGATCTGATTGCCTTCCGATACGTTCGAGAAATTGTCGCCCGTGTCGAATTTGACCGCCGTTCCGTTGGTGTCTACGTACCCGGTGTCGGTCGAAAAGGCCACCTGCAGGGGGCCGAAGCCCTCGTCGCAGTAGGCCAGGCCCCCCGAGATGACCAGGAGTTGGTTGCCGTTGGCGATGATCTGCGCCGGGTTGCCGTCGTTGACCAGCTTGACGGAGTTGCCGAAGGTGTAATCGACCGGGCTGCTTTGCGTGCCTGCGGTGGCCGTCAACGTCAGGGCCAGGGCGCTCGTCACCGTGTCGATGGTGTACGCCACCCCATTGATGGTGATGGGGTCGCCCGCCGCGAGGCCCGTGAAGTTGTCGCCCGAAACGTAGGCGACTGCCGTTCCCACCGTCGTGACGGTTCCGGCGGAGGTGCGGTTGACGTAGGTATAACCGTCCATCGCGCTGTAAAGCAGCTCGAAGAGGTTGATGCCGCCCACCGCGAAGAGGCGCTGCTCGCCGGCCCAGAGGGCCCGTACCGGGGTGGTGGGAAGCGTCCACTGGTCGGTGATGCCGGGGGTCCGCTTGTCGATGATCTTGTTCTTGCCGGTCTGGCTTTCGACTACCTCGGGGTAGAGGTTCATGGACCGCTGACAATCGGCCTGTACTTCGTCGAGGGTGTACGATGCACCTATGAACGCGAACTTAGACATGGTAGGTGCGGTGTGCCTGTGAACAATATGCGCGAAGTAGTGAAGCTCGATGTCATCGAACTGAATACGATGTCGAACCCGACGCCCGGCTTTCGCGACGAGTCTCCGCGCATCCGCTGCGCCAAATGCGCCAACCTATTTTTGCTGGGCCGGGGCATGAACGACGAGCCGCGCTACGTGGCGATCTGGCAAAAGCATCAGGAATTCTGTGAGGGCGATGCGGCTGTTGCCCTCATGCGAATCGAACAGGCGTACAAGGCCGGGTGGAGACCCGTGCTTACTGCTGCTGCACCGCTTCCGGCACAGCCCCCTGAGTGACTCCCTGCATGGCCTTCATGCGCGCCTGCGCCTCCTGCGACTGTCCCGGCGAGGGCGGCAGGTTCAGCCCCTGTAGTGCCTGCATGTAGCGCTGCGCGTTTCCGGCTACGGTTTGCGTGATCGGCCGGCCGAACATATCGCACAGGTCCACCGCCAGGTTCCACTCAATCGCGTTCTGGTAAGCCGGCGGCAGATCGAAAGGCGTTGTCAGCGAGGCGAACTGGGTCAGTTGCTCCCAGGTGAACAGTTCCAGTTGCGTCGAGGAACTGTTGGGGCCGGGGTTCAGGTAGATGCGGGCCTGCGGGTAATCGTTGTCGTAATAGAGCAGCCGCGGCACGGTGGCTACGTTCGATTGCTCGGGCAGCATGGCCCAGTCCTCGACCGAGATAATCCTGATGCCGAACCGCAAGCCTCCGCTGATGATGTTCGCGGCTCTAATCGAGACCGGGCGCAGGGCGTTGAAAGAGGGGCTTCCCTCGGTGCCGATGGTGTAGAGATACTGCCCGCTGGTTAAGGTGTAGACCGCCTCCGACGCGGCGAAGATGTTCAGCCGCATGGTGTCCCACGCCTGCATCATGCCGTTGAGCTTGTTGAGGCAGTCCACGTACTCTTCGGGCTGAAGGGTCTCGCCTGAAGCCAGCACGCCGATGTCGAGGGCGGCTAGGTCGATGATGTTTTGGGCGGTGAAGGAAAAGGACATGGGAACCTGCGAGGTATACTCGATGAAGGTCTGGCGCGGACAGTCAGGGAAGCTCAGCCGGGGGTAACGCCGTAGCTTCGGCCTGGAATGGCACCGGGTTTATAACGCGGCGCTCCGACGCGCCAGACCGTTTGCTGTGCTGGCGAGGTGTACGGCGCACGGGCGGATTTATATCCCGCATCGCTCTAGATCAGAGCTCGGGCTGGGTTCGACTCCCAGCGCCAGCACCACCCGAAGACGCGCGGAGGGCGGCGGCTTGCTTGGATTCGTACTCGGCCAGTTGCTTCAGCACGGCCGCGTGCTCCTCTTTGAGCTTCTGGTGCTCCGCTTTCAACGCCTCGTGCTGGGCCCACAGATCCTGATAGCGTTTGGTCTGCGCGGCCCAGGAGGCGTCGAACTTGGCGGTCAGCTCGGGGATCGACACGTTATTTGGCGGCCTTGCGGGTGGCCTTGGGCGGCTCGGCGGGCGGCTCGGCGGCTTCGGCGGCCGCGGCAGCTTCGGCGGCAGCTTCGGGCGCGGGTGGCGGCGCCGGCGGAACAAGCGTTGCCAGGGCGGCGTCCTGTTCCAGCATTTCGATTTTGAGCCGGTCGTCCTGGTGCTGGTCGAGAAGCGACTGGCATTCGTCGAGCAGCTTCAGGTACTTGGCTTCCAGCTCCGCGTATCGCGTGGCCAGTTCGTCCCACTTGGCGTTGAACTTCCTGGTCAGCGCTTCCGCTTCCGGATTCGGCGGCGGCAGGGGATGCGGCTGGCGGGGACGCTTGTCTCCCCAGATGGCGGGGTCCATGCGGGCTTCCGCTTCGGGCGTCGGCGCGATCTTCATTTCACCGGTCACCTGGTGGTATTTGGCTTTGGGATGGGTTTGTGGCATAAACTTGAGTGGTGAAACTAGCTGAGTGCGCGGCTAAAGGAATCACGCGCGTGGCTTACGTCGAGGACGGCAAGCGGGTGTGGAACCCTTACTCGTTCGGCGACCTGTGCGTCTTCGACGACGGGAGCATGGGGCCGTGGATGAACGTCTACGATCCCTGCGGCTCGCTCGCGTGCGGTAACCCGGCTTGGACCAAGCTGCCGGTGCTGACGATTCCCATGAAAACGCAGGAGAGCGTGCAGCCGGAAGATGAATTCGAGGCTTACGTGCCTCCAGCCGATATGGACAGGTTCCCCGGCTGTCCCCCGGTGCCTCCGGTAAGGAAGTGGACCGGCTTCATGACGGTCGAGGACCGCGCGGATGGCTGAGCGCCCCTTCCAGCACGTGCAGGTCTCCGCCGGGGACCCCTACGCCTGGATCTACAGCCGGTTGGTTTACTGTCTGCGCGGAGGGCGCTACCGTTGCGCCATGCTCCCGGTCAGGGAGGAGAAAGACGTTCGCCGGGGCATCAGCTTCATGTACCGGTGGCCGGGCCTGTGGATCTTCCACCCCGACGAGAACCTGGAGGAAATTGAAATTCTGGCCGAAGTGGATGGAGTTGAGGTTTTCATCCCACCCGCAAGCCCTGAGAAGATGCGGCCCTTACGGCAGTTAGGCGAAGCTACTAAAGCGTTACGGTGAAACACCAGCGCTGTGAGGTTTGCCGGTGAGGCGCTAAGTCCCGTGGCACGTCGTCGCCTCGCGTGTTTTCGGTGCACCTGTCCACCGCGCAAGGCGACGAGGTGCCACCGATGTACGGGCCTTCTTGCCGCGCACTCCGGTTTCGAGCCGTTCAAACCTTTATCCGCCCAACGCTCCGCCGCCCAAATTGGCCGCTATGGTTACTGTGTCCCCCGAGCTGTCACCGTCGATCCACAGTTGGTTCAGGTCGATGAGTCTTCCGGAGTCGTTGTATTGCGATCCGGGTTGCGTGGACGTTCCCGCTCCCAAGGTGGCCGTCAGGCACCCCGACACCGAAGCCGAAGGCACCACCCGGTAGGAGATCCCGTCCATGATGTAAATCACCCCGGCATTGCCTACCGACGCCTGAATCGATAGAGGGTTCACCCAGACCGGGGCGTAGAGAGCCGGCTTCCCGGCAGTCGGAGCCACGGCGGTAGTCTGCGGGGTGCCTCCCTGGGTGGCGTAGGTCGAACCGCCCACACAGATGGGTGAGCCGGCGCTGATGGTCAGGGTGATGTTGAAACGGGGCATGGACGGAACCTCGGAAAGGAAAAGACGCGGGGGCTTGACCGGCCCCCGCTGGTGAGTGAAGCGCCCGCTTAGAACGCGGGGTTGGGTTCGTAGTAGTGGACCAAAAGACCGCAAACCTGGATGACCGTGGCTGCAGACCCGGTCGCAGGGTTGGTGAATACTTGGTCGAAGGCAAGTTTCTGGTTGTCGGTGTTGAGCTGGATCGGCGTGCCGAACGTCAGTTTCTCGTTGAAGCACTGGCCGGTGGTAGTGAGCGAGAGTTGCAAGGTGGTCGGCGTGACGGTGTAAGTGCCGCCCGCCGCCGCCACTGTACCGGCAGCCGCCGCGCCCGCCGCAGTCGATGCGGGATAGGTGACGGTCTTGACGGTAGCTGCGGCGATTTCCCCAGTGGTCAGCGCGGTCGTCTGAAGGCCATACAAGAAATCCACGTCTCCTACGAACACGCCGCGCCCATCCGAAAGACGGGATTGCGGAGGCGTGATGTCGCAGGTGATTTCGTTGGTGACGCTGGTGGTGGTGGTGGTCCATTGGCGCACCACGTTGCCGGTGGCCGCCGCGATCATGCCGTTGTCGGTGCCGGAGCTGCCCTTGAATCCGCAGTTGGCCGGCGAAATTATCGCGTAGCCTTCGCGCGCCCAGAAGCCCTGTCCGGCGACTCCCAGGCCATTCTGGAAGCAGGTCCATACCCGTCCGGTGGGGATAACCACCTTGGGCAGATACAGCTCGTTCTGGTAAATGCAGCCCCCCGAGGGGTCCTGCTGCGAGAAGGCATTGGGCACCCCGGCCCATACGACGGTGCCGTTCGAGTGCGTCTTGCCCTGAGTGGGGCCGGCGATCCGGTTCACGCCCACCTGGTAGACGGTGCCGAGAGTCGCGGTCGTGGTAACGGTCATGTACTCGCGGTCGATCAGGAGGCCCGTGACGGGCTGGTTGAGAGACCCCGCCGCGGTGATGCCGGTCAGCGAGGCCACGTAGATGAACTGGTCGGTGGGCTGAACGGTCGCGGTCAGGGTGGTGTTGGTCATGAGCGTCTGGGCAGCCGCGCGGGGCGCGAGAGCCAGGGACAGAGTGAGAGCCACGGCGAAAGTGGTGAAGAGTTTCGTGAAGGTATTCATGGTAGTGTTTTTCTCCTTGAAGGAAAAGAAAGGGAGCGAGATTACCGGCCCGCTCCCCGTCCGTTCCGCGGGGCGCTTTAGCCGGGGATTCTCACGGCCAGTTGGGGCCGCAGCGCGGCTACTCCGAAGAGCAGATCGACACGGCAGGGGAACTGGTCGCTCATGATGTCGTATGCCCGGACCATGCGCAGGGCCAGTCCCAGGTCTTTGTCGGAGGCTCTTGCCGCCATGTCTACGCCCTCGGGCAGGGGCAGGTCGGCGCAAGCCAGGGTGAAGGCGTCCGGGTGGAAGCCCAGCGATTGCGGGGACTGCACGCCCGCGATGGTGGACAGGCCGGTGGTCGAAACGCCGGTGCCCGCTACCCCGTAGATGGTCAGGGCGGCGGAAGCGGCCGGGGCGCTATCGACCGTCTGGTAGGCGCCCGAAACGGTGATCGGCGGGTTGAAGGTGATGGTGGCGTTGCCCGAGCCATCCGAGGACACCGGAGCGGCCACTACGAAGTCCTGGAGCTGGCCGGTGGACTGGCGGGATTGCGGATTGACCAGGTGAACCCCGGCGATCTGGAAGACGTCGCCCGTGTTCAGGATGTTGGTGATCGAGTGATCCCACCCGATGGTGGCGATGGAGTTGCCGGTCTGGCCGGCCAGGGTGCTCATGGTCGGCTGGGAGAGCACGTCGGCGGCGGTGCCGAGGGCCCCGATGGTTTGGGTGAAGACGTTCTGGTCCATCGACCAGTCGTACCCGGCGGCGCGGCCCATCGTTCCCTTCTCGTACTGCTCCTTGATCTGCTGAGAAGACTGGAACAAGGTGCGCAGCCCGTAGGTCACGGTCGCTTCCATCAAGGGGGTGAGGATGGTGTTGCGCTGCCCGTCCATGGGGGTAGCGTTGTTGTTCAGCTTGACCTGGGATTGCAGCCAGGGCTGGAAGTCGGTGGGAGTCACTCCGGGGGTGGCGCCTTGCGCGGGGCCCACGGTGTTCCACACCAACTGCGAAAGCTGGTTGCCCGCGGCATCGACTTTGTTGGCGATGTTGGCGACGGCGGGGGAGATCAGCCGCTTCGAGAAGTCGTCGATGGACAGCTTCAGGTCGGCCGAGGTGAAGCTGATGCCGACCAGGGGCTGACGGTTCAGCACCACGGGGACCAGCGTTTCGGTGATGTCTTCGATGGTGAGGGCCGGGCCTTCGCCACCGACATACTGCACCGGCTTGCGGACGTTCAGAGTCGTCCCGATTTTGGCGCCGGCGACTCCGAAAGAGGAGTCGTACTGGCGGTTGAATTTCTTGACGGTGACAAGATTATTCACGAGGATTCTGAGGGCCTCGTTGGTAATCATGGAGATGTTCAAAAGTACGTTCACTGGTGACTCCCGCCGCGGAATTGCGGCGCGATGTGCCGGCCTGGGGGCGCCGGCGGGCAAGTGCGAGTCGGCGGCTACTGCACGGCTTTGGCGGTGCGCGCCCGCCAGGCCAGGAACTCTTGCGTGTTCATGGTCTGCGGGTTCTTCTCGGCGGTAGCGGCGGCCCCGCCCCTCACCGGAGCGATGGGAGGGGGCGCCTGGCTGACTCGGGCCCTGGGTTTAGGGGTTGCAGGAGCGGCGGTGTCGGGCTGGGGCGCGGCGGCTTCGTTCGCGCGGATGGCGGCTTCGATGCGCGCGAGCTCGCGGCCCAGTTTCCGGTTGGCGGCGAAGTAGACCGAAGGCGGCGCGTCGAGCTTGTGGTTGACGGCCTCGTAGAGCGCCTTGGCTTCGTCCGGGTGAGTGACCAGGTAATAGGTCACGTCGGCCCGGTTTTCCGGTTCCATGCCTTCGAGAGCGTCGTTGAGAGCCGGGGCGAACATCACGTCAGCCGTTTCCGGCCGCGCTTTGATCTCGTTCCAGTCGGGGTACTTCTCTTCCCCGATGGCCACCGCTTCGAGGCGCTTGGCTTCGCGCTCGTTCTGGATGCTCTTGGCGGCATCCTTCTGGTCGAGCTGCCCGCGCAGTTCCTGAATCCTGGTCTCGTACTCGGCGCGCAACTCGGCTTTCGCGGAGGCGGCTTCGTACCTGGTCAGGGCTTTCAGGTAGGCGGTGTAGTCGTCCGGGAAATCCTCTTCCTTGGGTTCCACCAGTGCTGCGACTGGCGGCTTGGCCTCGGGAACAGGCTCCGGCTTGGCTTCCGGCTTGGGCTTGGCGGCTTCGATCTGGCGTTCCAGGTCGGCGATACGAGTGGCCCGTTCATCGGCCAGACGCTGGGCGTCCTTGCGTTCGCGGGTGATCTCGTCGATCCGGTTCTGGAGGTTGCTCTTTTTTTCCTTGCTCTCTTTGGCTTCCGGCTTGGGGGCCGTCTCCTGCGTAACTTGTTCCGATGTTCCCGATTCATCGGCGGGTTTTGCCTCGTCCCCAGTGTTCCGCTCTGTCAGGGGCTGGTCGGCGGCGGGTGCTGCTGTTTCTTGACTCTCCGGTTCGTTGCTGAAGACGGTTACTTCGGCTTCGAGACCGAGGGACTCGATAGCCCGGCGCACTTCTTCAGGAGAATCCGTGGTTGATTCTGTAACGATCATCGGTAGTTACTCCAGATGGATTGAACCGGCTGTATAAGGCCCTAGCCGTAGGCAGGTTGCGAAATCGAAGATTGGTGGAACACCGGCGCTGTGCGTGCGCCGGGGAGGCGGTAAGTGCGGTGGCGCGTCGTCGCCTCGCGTGTTTTCGCGGCGGCGGGCTTCTGGCCGGCTGCGAAGCGCCACGGGAGCGAGTGACTCACCGGGCGCGGACTGCGCAGCCCTGAATACCGTAGACTTAGGGGTGATGCCGGATAATGAAATCGCTTCTCCGCTTCAGGAGATCATCCGCAAGGCCATGGAATCGAAAGCCGAAGGCCCCATCGCCAAACTGCGGAAGCGCTTCGACGGATGCTCGCCTGTCATCGTGGCTCTGGTCGACGTCTCCAGTTCGATGAATGAAGGCATCGGCGCCCTGGGCTTGTCGAAGTACCAGCACCTGCAAGCGGCCTTGAAAGATGTCTTTGAAAGCCACCCGCGTATCAAGATAATCGCCTTCGGCTGGAAGGCGCGCATGGTGGACAACCCCACGCAACTGCCGGCGCCGGATGACGGCGATACCGACCTCGCCGCGGGCCTCGCGCTGGCCGCCAGGCTCAAGCCGCGCAAAACCATCGTCATCTCGGACGGCCTGCCCACCAACGCGGACAGGGCCTTGAAGGTGGCCGAAAAGATGACCGGATCGATCGACACGATCTACTGCGGCCAGGAATCGCACGACGAGCCGATCGCCTTCCTGCGGCAACTGGCCCGCGAGACCGGAGGGACCGAGATCGTCTGGGACGGCTACAAGGCGTCCATCGGCTCGACCATCCGCGCCATGCTAGAAGCGCCCGGAGGCAACCCATGAGCCTCGGGTGCGATCGGCTTTCGGACGAGCAGCTCTTTGAACTCACCCAGGAAATCTGCGGCGAGTGGGTCAAGCGCGACCCGCTGGTGCGGAAGGCTGCCCAGTGCGAAATCTACAGCGCGGCCGAAAAGCTGGCGGAGTGGAAGCGGGCGCTGGCGGATGCCATCCTGCGGGCCAAGGCCGATTATTGCGACCTGATAGGCAAGGAGTGCCGCGAGGCCGTCGAGCAAGGTGTCGGCTCGGGCGAAATCAAGCTCTTCACACCCGCACAGGAAGCAACCCTCATCGCCAATGCCACCATCAAGGCGCGGGAGCGGCTCGCCGAACAGGTCGTCCAGGACGCCCAGCGCTATCTCAACGAGCGGGTGCCCGACTACGTGCGCCTGGAACTGGTATCCGTGGTGATTGCCCGGCTCGCCCGGCAGTCCATGAGTCCGGCGCGTCAATCGATGGCTCGTGAAATCTGGCAGCGGGCCGAGGAGCAGCGGCGTCAGGCGTCGGTACCGCCGTACCCGGTCCAACCCGACTACGATTCACTGCTCACCATGTCACCCGCGCAGTACATGGAGTGGCGGCGGGAGCAGGCGCGCGCGGCCAGCGCCCCCCCGGGATGGCATCGGAAGTAGCCCATGGCTCTCGGGTGCAGTTCCCTCACCGACGATCAACTGGTGGAGCTTCTGCTCGAAGCCTGCAACGAACTGGTGACCCGCGACGGCTACGTGGTCTCGGCGGCCCAGCGCGAGATCGACCTGATCGCCGAAAAGCAGAAGGCTGCCCGGCTATCGACGGCTCAGAAGCTGAAGGCGCTCGAAGAAGCCTATACCGATGCCGTGGTGATCGTGAAAACCGAGTTTCAGCGGCAATTGACCAAGGAAGTGCTGGAACTGGTGCGCCGCGACGTGCAATCGGGGAAGCTCCGCATGGCCACCCCGGCGGAAGAGGGCAACCTGGTGCGGGATGCCGAACTGGCGGCTAAGCAGCGCATCCTCCAGGAGATTCGCGAGAAGCTGATTCAGGAGAAATATACCCTCTCGATCCAGATATGCGGTTCCCAGGTGACGGTCTGTTTCGGGGTGGAGTCCTTTGTCAGCCGGTGCTACGATGCCACGCGGAAGGGCGCTGAGATCGTGCGGGAACTGTGCAAGATCGTGGGCGCGGACTGCCCTTAGCGGAAGCGCGCCGGCTTGCGGATGTTCAGCGGGTCGCCGATCTTGCCAGCGGGGTTCCATGCGGCGAGCATCCCATTTAGCTTGTCGAAAGCGGCCTGCACTTCGGCATCGTCGGCGGCGCCGCCATTCAATTCCCGCTCGATGAACTGAATCCGGGCTTCGAGAACCGCGATACGGTCGTTGCAGCGGTCGCCCGCGTGGATACCGGAGACCGCCCGTTCGTGCTCCCATTCGTGCCGCAAGTCCGAGATGTGGTCGTGGGCGAACGCGGGGATCGGTGTGGTGGAGGCCAATCCGATCGCGTAATCCATCCCCACCCAAGGGGCCTTGGGGGCCATGGAAATGGTTTCCCACCGGGCTAGAACGGCCCGGGCTAGAACGTCCGCGTCCATCTTGTTGGCGAGGTGGTTCGCCAGATTCTTCATCGCCGCGTTGACGATCTCCGTGGCAGTCATGAGCTTATTTGCCATTATGCACCACCGCCAGGCTGTTGCGGTTGCTGCGCCATCTGCTGCGCGGCGTCCTGCGCGTTCCGTTGCAGGTTCAGTTCATGGGCGTGATCCGCCCCGGCCATAGCGGCTTCGTGACCCTGGGCCTGCTGCGCCATCTGGACTTGGTGCTGTTGCGTGGCCTGCTGCAGATCGGCCTGGGTATCGAGTTTCTTCGTCTCGTGCCAACCCTCTAATTGCTTTCCGGCCGCACCGTATTCGAGCTGGGCCATCTGCGCGCCCATGGCGGCCTTGTTGTTCAGCTCCGCTACGATGAGATCCACGCGCGCCTGAAGGGTCGCGATGCGCTCCTTGCTTTCCATCTCCAGCCGCTTCGTCGCAATCACGTTGTTGGCCGCCTGCACCGCCGCGACGAGTTGCGCCTTCTCGGCCAAAAGGCTCTGAATCTGCGCCTGCGCCTGCGGAGGCAGCGGTTCCGCGCCGTCGTCTCCAGTTTGCGCCTGGAGTTGAGGGGGAAGCATCATCTTCAGGCGATCGGCAATCTCGTTCGCCCCAGGCCAATCCATATTCCGCACCAGCAGGTCCATCACGAACTGGAAGGTTTGGGGGGCGGCCTGGACTAAACTGAGCACCGATTCTACAAATTCCTGCCGCTTCGACTGGAAGCTCTTGCCCATGGTGATCGTCACGTCGTAGCGTCCCACGGTGACGTCGTAGACTTTCTTGACCGCCTGCTGGATCAGCGGCATGGGCAATACTTGCGGCTGGCCGCCCTGGATCTGCGGCATTGTGGGAGCCTGCCCCGGGGCCGGCGACTGCATCCCGTTGATCGGGACCATATCGTGGGTCATGTCCGGCTTCACGATCCGGACAACCCTAGGCGCGTCGTAAATCTTGGGCACCAGGTCGAGAATCACCCGGCCCGCATGCCGGATGGCTCTGGCCAGGTTGTCGAGCAGGTTGCTGTTGGCCTGTTCGCCCTGCCGCTGCAACGCCATGATGGCCTTGCCGGACTGGTCGGCCTGCTCTTTGCCGAGGTAGGGGTCGAAGATTCCCGTGGTCGAGTGCAGGTCCATGTCGGCCTGCCCCAGGGCGGCCACGTAAGCCTGAATGGGCGGCTCGTACTGGTTGCGGATGGGCGGAGGCACCGGCTGGCCGCCGATGGCGCGGGCCCGGTACGGCATGAACGGGAAGTTGCGGGTGTTGGCCTGGCGCCACCAATCCTCGAAGCCTTCGATCTGGCTCCATTCGACCAGCCAGGGTGCCTTGGTCGAGAGGGCGATTTGTTCGACCACTCCCGTGCGCATGTAGTTGTACTGGCGCTGCGCGTCCTTGGCGTAGCGGACGATCCCGTAGAGGTACTTCTTGCCGTCTACGATGATCTCGTCGCCCAGCACGGGGATAATCGGGATCCAGCGGCCCGGCCACTCGGCCTTGTCGAGTTCCTCGACGGCGTTGCACTTGGACCATTTGACGATCGGCACGGAGACTTCGCGGATCATCGGCTCGCCGTGCTTGGTCTTGAGGATCAAGGGCGCCGCGTCGCCGGCGAAGTGCTCCATGAGGGCGTCTTCGTCCATGACCGTGCCATCGGCCAGCATGACGATGGTTTTCTTCCGGTACTCGACGCGGAAGTACTCGACCACTCTGACGGCGCCGTTCTCGAACCAGGTTCTTACTCCGTCGCCGATGGTGCGGAAGTCCTGGAGCGAGGCTACCTGCGAGTCGGGGTACATCTCCTCGTACAGCTCGCGGGGGATATCGTGGGCGATGAAGCAGTACTGCGCGTCCGAATAGTCCGGTTCCCGGCAGGTCGGATCGAAGTACACCGTGAAGGGGTCCTCGATCCGCTCGATGGTGATTTCCTGGTCGAAGGAATCGTCGGCCGCGTAAGCCGTGCCGATGCGGAAGTAGCCGAAGCCACTGATTACGGCGTCCTGAAAAGCCTGGTCGTAGGCCACGTCGGCGTTGGAGTTGACTTCGATGTGGCGGACGATCCCCTGGATGATCTCAGCGGTTTCTACGTCGGCTCCGTCGCCTACCGGGTTGACCTGGATAGCGGGACGGGAGGCGCGTTGTTCGTTGAGCACCTGTTTGGCGAACTGGGGCAGCCGGTTGATCGTCAGGCAGGGCCGGTTCTGCGTCGTGCGGTCGGCTTCGACGGTGGGCGGCCACTGGTCGCCGCGGTAGAACTGGCGGTCTTCGAGGGCGTCGCGGCGGATTTGGTTCGAGGCGTCCTGGCATACCAGGAAACGCTTGCGCATCAATTCCAACAGGCCCGCGAAGTTCTTGGGCTCCGGCTGGGAGGTGCGGAGCTTGCCCATGACGCTCACCATCCCGGTGGGAGGAGTGGTGTTGGTGCGCGGGGTGGGGGTGGCGTTGCGGGCGGGGGGAAACATTGCGAGAATTAGGCTCTGAGGTAACGGCGCGTGGCGAGCCGGTGAAACACCAGCGTTGTGCGTGCGCCAGTGAGGCGGTAAGTGCGGTGGCGCGTCGTCGCCTTGCGCGATTTCGGGGTTACAATCGGAGCATGAACCGCCGCTTCTTTCTGTCCGCGCTGGCGGGTGCCGTGGCCGGTGCGGCTTACGATCCCGAGAAAGCCTTATGGGTGCCGGGGAAGAAGCTGATTTCGATCCCGAAGCCGGTACCGGTGACGGCGACGCTTCACGGCTGGCACCTTGGCATCATACGTTTGGGCGACCGGATCACCTTCGGCAGCGACCCGAGGGTATGGACCGTCACGGAGCTATACGAGGAAGGCCGCACCCTGGCAACACTGGTGCCTAGCGGTTTTGTTGAAAAGGCCCGGCAATACCTGAAAGCCAAACCCATCATCGATGCGTGCGCTACCGGCTTAAGGGATCGCCACGTTCGGCGCCAGCGCACGCCATCCGCCATACGGTTGCGCTGCCCGAAGCCGGCCCGGAAACTCCGTGCGCCGGGGCAGCAGAAGCTCTTTGAAACCTAGAAGCCGCGGCGGCTCATCGATCCCGTCCGCCAGTTGTACTGGCCTTGCCCGTAGTTGATGAGTGCCTGGTCGCAGTCCAAATCCAGGATCGGCACGTTCAGCGCCCTGATCTTGTCCCGCGTCTCCATGGCCCGCATCATGGCGTCCTGGCTCATCGCGGCCCTCTCCGGCCATCTGATGGCGAACTCCCGCGCGAGGCAGTATTCGAGGGCGTTGGTATACCCGAAGGGCAGGAACAGTTCCGTCGCCAGCGTCGCCGGCTGGCTCAACACCTGCCACAGGTACATGATGAGGTTGTTAGCCTGGCAGGGGATGGGCCACACGTACACATTGCCCAGGGGAAACTGCCCGTCGTAGTACAGCCACAGCGGAAACGACGATTGGATGTTCTTCTGGGGGATGTTCTGCCAGCCATACAGGGTCAGTATGGTCATGGGCAGTTCGAGTGGCGCGGCGGCGTTCTCGGTGATAAGCTGCACGCTCGCGCGCTCGATCCGCGAGGGCCACGGGATATCGAACTGGCCGCCGGGACCGATGGTGTAAGGCACCGCCCCGCCCTGGCCGGATACCAGCGGCTGCACGTACATCTGCACCGTGTAGATGGTGAGGCGCTCAGTGGCCCACTCGTCCATGAGGTTCTGGAGGATGGTGAGACCCTCGGCGTAGTTGGTGCCAGAGACCGGGAAGTTGCGGCCGGCGTTCTTGAGGACGCCCGAGATGCGGAAGGCGGCGTAGATTAGGTCCGAGGCGAGCATGGAGGTAGACTGAGGGGATGGCCGAGTGCGCGAAGTGCCACGGCGGCGGACGGGTGATGAGCCGGATGATCGTCTGTTTCGGAGACCCGGATATTCCACAGCCGCCGCCCCACGAAACGATGTGTTTCCCGTGCCGTGGGACCGGGCGCGTGCTTTCAGAAGACGAGGAATTCGCCTGGGAGAAGGAGCATTACCCGGAGAACATTCTCAGGCTCAGATGGCCGGGACGATTTACAGCCCCGCCGCCTGATCCCGCAGGAACACCTTCACCTCGCCGGGACTGACTTGCTCCCCTTTCGCTTCGAGCGAAGCCGTCAGAAACCCGGCCATGCACGTCAGGCAGCAGCGTTTATTGCCGGATACCTGGCGTCCGCACTGGTTGAGGCAGGGGTGACTGCCTTTGACGGCCGGCATCTTAGGCCGGGGGATGTGGTTGTAGATGCCTTGCAAGTTTACTTACCTATGCGCAAGTTTACTTGCAGCCTTTTCCGTCCGCGCAGGGGGCCGAGCATTCGCTTACCGGGATTGCCTTGGTCATGCTCTCGGATTCCGGCTTGGAATGCAGGTCGGCTACCTTAGCGGCATTTTTCATATCCGTTCCCTTGGCGGGGATGCTGGTATCTTTGGCCATGTGAGTTACTCCTTAATAAGAAAGATTTGGGGGTGAAACGGGTTGCAGCCGGGGTGCGCGGCAACGGGCTGTTAGTGCGCTGGCACCTCGCAGCCGGCCCGTCTTTACGTGGCGACCACCGCGCGAGGCGACGACGTGCCACCGGGAAAGGACGCCGCACAGGGGCAAGCGGGGCCACCGTCTTTCACCGCTCAGATTCGGGGTGGCACGTTCGGGAAAGGTGCGCCCGCGACTCCGAAAGAGCGGTCGTACTGACGGTTGATTTTCTCGACCGGCAGCGGTCGTAGCCTGCTTAACTCGCGCAGCAGTTCCAGTTGCCTGCTCCCCCATTGCAAGTCCTGAAGGCGCTGGCGTTCCTCTTCCGCCTCCATGGCGAGAACTTCCCTCACCGTCTCCGGGTCGGCCACCCGCAGCGGTACCGTGGGGATGGCGAAGGGCACCATGTAGAGCGGGCACGATCGATTGCAACACGACATCACCTGCGTCTCGCCCCGGCGCCCCCGATAGAGCACAGCCAGTCCGCAACGCGGGCAGTTGTAGGCGGCCTCAAGGCGCGATTGAAGCGCGGGCTTCGGTACAGGTTTCGCAGCCGGTGCCCCGATCAAGGCGGTGAAGAATGAGCGGCGGTTCAACATGCTCTCAGCCTACAGGCTTTTCAGATGGGTGAACAGGAAAACCACGATATATCCGGTGCCCGCGGCGAAAGCCATCAGGCTGCATACCCGGATCGTCCTGGGTACCCAGACCGTCTTGCGGAACGTCTCGGCCACATCCGCCACCATGGTCCACGCGAGCGACACGGCGGAGATCGCCAGCAGGAAGATCCAGAGCCAATCCAACATGCTTTCAGCCTACATCTTTCAGAGATTGGGGAAGTTCAACCCGTTCCTGACCGCATAGAGCAGCAACAGCGTGGCGCTCAGAAACCCGGCGATAAACCCCAGCGAGAACAGCTTCATACGCTACACCGAAGGGATCGAGCGGTCGATCTGCACCACCTCGTACTCATGGTCCAGTTCCGCGATGGCCTGGGCTACCGCGAGGGCCGTGGCCTTGGACTCGTTCGGCTCGGGACTCATCGGCAGTCCCATGCACATCTGGCCCGCGCCGAAGTGCAGGAAGTCCATTTCCGCGGTCAGCAGGTTGCGCGCGAAGAGTTTCCCGACCACCTTCTCGGGCAGCTTGGCAATCGAGATATGCAGCCAGTGCTGGCGCCTGCCGCAGTCGATCTGGCCGCACCGGCGGAAGTGCGCCATCTGCGCCTCGGAGAGGGATTGGACCACCACCTGTTTCACGTCCCAGTTGCCCTGGAGGTCGCCGATTACGGCCAGTTGGATCTTTTCGGGCGCTGGTGTCATTGGTCGCTTCCGATCTTGCTCACGCAATAGAGCGTCGAGTGGCCCACCTTCCGGCACTCCTTGTATTTCCAGGACTCGCAGGAGTAGGCCATGGCGAACAGGGCCACGATAAAGACGGTGGCGAGGGCGGCTTTCATGGCTTCAGCTTACTCCGTCTGACAGGGCTTCTGGCAGCGGCAGGCGTTCCTTCGGCAATACACCTTGCAGGTCGGCCGTTCATCGCCGCCTGGCTGCCCGTCGCGGTCGCAGGCCGTCTTCATGCACTCGCAGTTGTGCAGGTGCGCGTCGTCTTTGTTCTGGCACCAACGCGGCTGCCCGTCGTGCTGCGGATTGCCGTCCCCTTGGAAAGGCGGGATCGGCTGCGGCAGTTGGAAGGCGAACGCGAGAGTGACCAGCAGAAGAGAGAGAAGCAGCTTCATGGAGAGGGTCAGTTGATCGAAAACCGGTAGATCGTCTCGTGGTTGCGCCCGAGGTTCCACATGACCATGAAATACAAGCGGGCGTGCGTCACGCAACAGGTCGGGAACCCGGCGGCGTAGAGGCTCCAGGTCAACGGTTCGCCGTTCGGCAGGCAGCGCATACCCGAGCTTACTTCTTTTTCAGCGGTTTGAACTTGCGCTTGGCCATGCGGGCGAAGTTGGCGCGGCGGCGCACGGCGGGGTCGCTGGAATCGAGGCCCTTCATCACGTCGGCGCCGGTGATGGGTTTATCGGCCGGCTCTCCAACGTCCTTGTGGAAGAGGCCCTTATGCTCGGGATTTATGTGCATCGAAATAAGCTCCTTGTTCTCTCCCGAAGCGGCTCAGTAGCGTGGGGGCCTGTGCGCGGTGCCGTTGCCAGCGGTATGCTGGGTGCCATGGGCGACATCGACAAGCATGTGACGGGATCGTTTCTGGCCGCAGGCGTCGAGGTGGAGTACGACTTCATCGCCGGGCATCTGACGCTTACGCCGCAGGGTGCCGTCGCAACGCTTCACCTGTTGTTGCGGCTGCCGAAAAAGCTGTGCGACGAATTGGACCGCTGCCGGAGACAGTGGCCTAACAGTGGGGTCTCCGTGAGGTTTAACGGCCGGCCCGACGCCGTTCCCGAGGCTGGCGAGGACGCCACGCAATCGTCTGCCAACGCGCCACCGCCCGTTCGGGAGTGAACAGTCAGCGTTTGCAGCCGCACCTTCCCGGCGAAGCTCCGCAGGTATCGCAGAACCCGGGCACCAGGCGGTAGCCCTTGGGGTACGGGCTTGGCTCCCGGTCCCAGTAGTTCTCGGGCGGGACTTCGATGAAGGCTCTCCGCGGCGCGGCGATTACGCGGGTGGCCTGCCGTGCGATTACCTGCAAGGCGTTCGCGCTGCCCGCTATCGACATCTCGAACGGCATTGCCAGGGCCATATTGGCTTGGTCCGCCAGGGCCTTCTCGCGGGCGTCCAACCGGCGCGGCTGGGGTTCGAATAAGCGTGGGTTGGCGCGTCTCGCAGCCGCTTCCCGTACCAGTACGAGGCCGGTCACCATGTCGTCTACCGGCACGGTGCCCAGGCTTTCGCCGGTTACGGGGTCGAAGATGTGCTTGACGGGGATGTACATCGGCTGTAGCTGTAGGCCGGTGCCCACTTGAAGTAGCGCGTCCAGACGACGCCGGGGGTGTCCGGCCAGCGCTTGATTGCGCGCTGCACCGAGGGGATATTGCGGACGGGCGCGGACACGCGGCCCCACTTGACGGCCTTGTACCAGTAGCCCTTGGTTCTGCCGTTCACGCTTCGATTCTACGCTTCCATCCCCAGGTTCTCTACTGCCGTCAGCCGTGGCGCGATGTCGGTCCCGGGCCGCAGCCACGAATTGTTTTCGATGCGTTTGAGGCTGTGGACCATTTTGGCGGGCGAGTGAAACACGAACTGCTTATCCGGCTTGGGGTGCATCACGTGAGTGACCTTGAACCCGCTGTCCAAGGGCTGTATATGCACCTTTACGATCTTGGGCACCTTGGGCGTAGCAGCCTTTACCGAGGTCATCTTCGGGGGCTTGGGAAGCGGCATGGGCTTCATAGGTGACATGAGTTACCATTGGGCCAAATGGCGTGGAAGCGATGTATCTGCAAGGATCACTCGGACAACGTGGCCATCGTTACCACCGTTTTCATGGGCGCCCCTGAGCCGTGGCAGGTTGAGTTCGTGAAGGAGAACCACGGCCTGCTGGCCTGCTTCGATTGCGGCGGCGAAGTGGCGGACTACGACGGCGTGTACGACTACGTGACGGGTGACCTTATCGCCACGCTCCTTCGGGATCTGGGTGTGATCTGAGGAACTACGCAGCCGCCTGCGCTGGATGTCCCGTTCCCCTACGAAGATGAGGGCCAGCGGCGCGTGGTCTGGTTGCCGATGCCCGACGAGTGGCCGGATACCGGAGATTCCGCAAGGAGTATCTGGCCGAGCGCTGGAGCTGATGGAAGCACGCAACCGCCGGAACGTGGCTCTGGTAGAATCCAAACAGCGGGATAGAGCAGTCTGGTAGCTCGTTGGGCCCATAACCCAAAGGCCGCCGGTTCAAATCCCGCTCCCGCCACTGCCGGTATCCGAATGTTTTTTACTGGCCCTCAAGTTCCTTCCGCAATGCCTCGGCCTCTGGGCTGCCAATCCAAGCGCGCATCGAATCCCGCGTGAAGAGTTTTCCCAGCCGCTTGAACTCCTTCCACTTCGCGTGGCACGCCTTGGCAAAGAGCCGATCTTCCCGCATGTCGCTGGGGCCGTTTTGGTTGACCCGTTGCCTCCGCTCGGCGGCGAACATGGCAGAGGCGCGCTGCCGTCTGGTGCTGGGCGTGATGGCGAAGGGAACGCCGCAGGACGTGCAGATGAATTCGACGCGCGAGCCTCCGGCCGGCAGCGTGTCTCTCTCCAGGCGATCTAATCCGCACCAGGGGCAGAAGCGGGCCTTGTGCAGCACGCCGCGGCTGTGGCTCATGGCTCCATTTTCCCCCCTTTGCTTGCCTGCATCGGGCCTCCCGGTGCTCACCTAACTTTCAATCTTCGGGGGCTTGGAGAGCGGCATGGGATTGAGGGGTGCCATGAGAGGCGGATCGGGGGCGGGAACAATCGCAGTTGCGTACTCGATGGCCAACCGCCGCCCCGTCAGGTAGCTGGGCTGACGTTTGCCCCCGAAAGTCGATCTTGATGGCCGCCCGCTAAGTGGCGCTTTCCCTCGCCCGACCATGGATCGGGTCTCGATGGCTACACCGCGTGCGGCCTCTTCAATCTTACGCCGCTTGAGCGTCCGGCATCGGCGCAGCTCCGGCAGCACCACCAGCACCAGCTCCGCCCGCGTCCCCTCCGCCTTCCGCGCTATTGTCGTCGGGCGGGAAGATGCTGCCTACCTGCTGCTGCATTCCGGCCTGGTCTTCATGCGCGGTGGTCGTCGGGGGCGGCATCTCCCAAGGCTTCTGGGGATCTTTGCCCTTCATGTGATGCTCGACGGTGAAGCCCCCGTTATCCATGGGGGTAATGGTGACGTGGTGGGTCTTGCCTTTGCCTTTGCCCGAAGACTTGGAAGACTTCCTGGCGGAGGCGGTTACGTGTTTCATGGTTGCTCCTTGACCGATGCCGTTTCCGGCTTGTTGTCGAATTCCTGGTGCCAGAGGAAGTCGTTCAGCTTGTCCTTGGCGTGCGAGTGGACCATGCTGGCGGTCTGCTCTTCCAGGGCCGTCCGCACTACGCGGTCGATGTGGGATCTGAGGTCCGAAACTTCCGCTTTGGTGAGCATAGCTATGCCGCCAGGGTTGCCGGTTCGGCGGTGCGGTGGGCGAAGAGCACATCGATGCGGCCCACAAAGGAATCGGCCGCGATATCGTATCCGCCTACGAATCGCACGGCGACCCCGTTGTATACCGCTCGCGCCTTGCAGAAAACGCCGCACGGCGCCGGCAGATCGAAGGTAGCTACGCCCACACCGCTTTCGCTGAGTTGCCGGCCGAGGCTCTCGACGGCTTCCTGGAAGTATCGTTCGAGGAAGGCGCCCGGCTCCATAAGACGGAAGTCCATCGTCCGGAACTCGACGGGTGCCATGACGGTCTGCGAAAGCTCGCCGAAGCCGTCCAAGTAATCGCCGCGCCGCAGGGACCTTTTGCCGAGATTCAGATCCGCATAAATGTGTTTTGCCGGCACGGTCAGTTTTTCAGCGATGGCGATGGCGGCGGCCGCCGCGATGGCCTCCGCCTGAGATTCCGCGTCCGCTTCGGTGAATACGTTTTTCATGCTTCGATCACCCCCACGGCCCACTGTTCCTCGTTGATGAGCAAGTAGTCCTTGCCTTCCCGCGTGATCGTATGGCCTCTGACTTCAGCCTCGCGGTGCGGGTAGATCACGATGTCGCCCGCCTTCACGTTCATCGGCAGGCGCCCTTTGCCGAAGCAGCGTTGGCAGCCGTTATGCCCGGCTTCCCCGTGGCACTTCTTGCAGATATCGCCGGGGCCGGCGGCAATAACTAAGCCGCGCAGCAACTTGCCGTGCATGTGGGAGGCGAACTTGTGTTTGTCGTCGTTGGTCGCCATGGGAAGGTGCAAGCCGTTCCGCATGGAGGCCGATTCGGGAATTGGTTCTACCAGCAGATAATCGAAGAGGGGTGTGAATGCAATCATAAGCTATGGTGCGCGAAGTGCAGTTTCTGATCGAGCGGGAGTGTCCCGAGCCGGGCGACGAACCGACCAACCTGACGGAGTATCCGGCTGCGGTGTTTGTGGAGTGGCCGCCGGTCGATGGACTGCCTCGCGCTCCAACACCGTGCTCCTCGAAGTCGTTCTACCGGCTGTTGCGCAGGGAAGCCCGGCGATTGGGTTACACTAACCTCAGCGACGGCTGGTACGTCTGCGAACACATGGGCCACCTCATCGAATGAATAACGCGGCGGCGAAACACCAGCGTTGCGCGCGAACCGTCCGATCCTAAAATGCGAAGATAAGAGTCAGCCCGTTGCGAGCGAAGAAAGATCCGAAGCGTGGCCCCGTGCGGAGGAAAGCGCGAGCGGCAGTCAACGGGGCCCGGCCGGGAATCAGCCCGCTCCGGCAGCCGGCTCTTTGCCCGATTCCTTGGCCGGCATCCACCCGTACAGGATCTCGAACTTGATCCGCACGTAATCCGGCCTGTGCCATTCCGGTGAGGCCATGAGCGACAAGCCCGGGCCGTGGTCTTCCACGCGCTCCTGCCCCACGTGCGAATAGGCCAGCGAGCAGACTACGATCTTGCCAGGGACCCCACGCTCCGCGCCGCACTTCCGCGCCCGGTTCGTGAGAATGTGCGCGATAGGAACCAGGTACCGGAGGGCCAACTCCGCAATGTCGAGCGTCAGATCCTTGATCGGCACGAGGACTACGCAGTACGGTTGCCGGTCGAGCAGCACATGCCCGCCCGGCGCCGACACCGTTCTGCCCAGCCGCTCGCCGCGCGCCGACGATACCAACACGCATGGAGGAGCCAGCGGGCCCATGTCGGCCAGCAGGCGCCTGGCAATCTGCGCCAGCGTCAGTTCTTTCGGAGGAGGCGGCGGGGAATCTTGCTTGACCGGTCTGGTGAAATGCGGCATATACTATTCTGCGGGGAGATTGCACGTACTACGTCAGCCGGGGGCTAACGAATCCCGGCGAGAGAGCGGATTTGGAGTGTAGTGGGTTCGCTTAGTTTGTCAACGCCAAATGTCCGTGGGGGCATCCTCCGTACTGCCCGTCATAACTCCCCATCGTAATTGCGGCGGCGGTACGATGGCTCTATGCCACCGCCTTTTCACGGAGGACCGCCGCACTTCCCCGAGCACCCGCCGGGGCCTTTCGAGCCGCCCAACCGTCCCGGACCCGAACCATTCCGGCCGCCGTTCGATCCACCGGGGTTCTTTCGGCCGCCATGTCCCATCGTGCCGGTGCTCTACAATCCCCAGGCGGGCCAGACCCGGGCCGAGGTCGCCTTCTACGCCTTCTGGTCCGCGGCGGGAGGGGTCGATCCGTTCTCGGGCCAGCCGCTGCCCGCCACACTGGAACTGATGGCCCCGGAGATTCAGGCCGTGTTTGAAGCCGTGGGCGAGGCGCTGTCGAGGCCGTTGCTGTAGCTACGCCATCCACGATCCCGGCGTGCCCGCCGCTCCGGACTGCCCGGTGCCCTGCGGCGCGGGGCGTGTCCGCATGATGTCGCGGCCGCTGAGCCAAAAATACCTGAGCGCGTCCATGCAATGATCGCGGGTCTTCTTGACCTTGCCGTTTTTGTCGCGCTGGTAGAGCCGGAATTCGCTCCAGAAGGTTTGGCAGGTGGCGGAGATTTTCAGCTTGCCGGTGGAGAAGGCGTCGAGGACTTCCTGAATGCCGCTCTCGACGGCGTTCTGGGAGGGGGTCACGTCGAGGCCCAGGTCCGTGTACATCTGGAGCAGGTTGTTGCCATCGGTCTGGCTCCTGCCGCGCGCCGCCGGGTCGATCACCCCCGGCATCCACTTGTCTTTGTCCTTGAAGCCTTTAATCGCCGCGGCGTGGATACTCGGCGGGACGGCTTCCACATCGCCCGAGCGGAAGTACTCGCGGTAGATGTGGTAGACGCCGCTTGCGCGGTCGTGGGCGCCCCACAGCACGGCGGTGTTGTTGCCCACGTCCATGGCCCAACTGCGCGGCCAGAAGTCGGGGATCTCCTGCGGGTCTTCCTTGATGGCCGATTCCTCGATCGGGTAAATGGCCCCCGCGCCCAGTTGCGGAATGCCGCGCATGCGGGCGTCCCGCTGATAGGCTGGAATCTCCTTCTCCAGGTCTTTCTTGGCCTGCTCCGTGAGGTGCGGGGCGTCATCCCACGAAGCCATCGTCACGTATGTGGCGGAGGAGTGCTCGTGAAGAGGGCCTTGAGTCTCATAGGCCTGCATCAGCGAGACGCAGACTTCGGTCATGCCGAGCAGGGGCGTGGCCGTCAGGTACATGATCCCGTTGCGGGTCATGGTTCTGAGCAGGCACTCGGTCCAGATGTCCTGCGGGCACTCTTCGTCCAGGTGGATCACGTCCAGGTTTTCGGCACTGAACGAATCCACGCCGGCGTCGTAGCTTTTGAACAGCAGGACGGAGACGCCACCACTCGCGTGCCGCACGTGTACCGTGTCGAAGGCGTCGGTGACTCCGGCTTTCGGCCGCGGCTTGCCGAGGATGCAATCGAGCGGCAGCATCCCCGTGCCCAGGCCGACAATCTCATCGGCGGCGGCTTTGGGGTCTCTGACGATCAGGCCGCACATCTCGGCTTGCAGCGAGTCGCGCACCTTGACGTTGTTCAGGCCGCAGCTCCACGCCTTGACGGGCCCCGCGAAGCGCTTGCCGGGCCACCATCGGGGATACCTGCCGGTCAGGTGCAGGGCCATCTCGTAGGCGCCCGAGGTGGTCTTGCCTACCTTATTGCCAGCCAGAAACGCCCGGCACCTTCGAACCGCTCCCGCCTGGAAGAACTGGCTGTGCTTCCGGTACAGGTGCCGGTTGAGCGCCCCCTCCTCCGGGAAGAGGTACTCCATGCGGTTGTACTGGTGGATCTTGAGCGCCTGGCTGCGCGTCCGCGGGTCGAGCAGGGCCGCCTGAGTCTCCGGGGTCAGTTGGCGCAGGGGCAACAGGTCCGGGGTGGCGAAGCCATTCATCGATAGTTTTCAGTTGATCCGGCGTGAAGAGTCTGGCGAGTTGCTGGGCCTTCTCGGTGGCGGGGTCCGAGACGATCAGCTTCTCGCAGTATTCGCCCAGTTCCTTGGCGGCGTGCTCGTTGACTTTGGCGAGGGCCAGGATCGCGCCGGTGTCGATCTTGGCTTCGCCGTGCCGGTTGATGCACAAGAGGCCGGTGCGCCACTGGCGTTCGAGCATCTTCAACTCGTCCAGTTGCGCGGGCGTCATCTTGGCCAGCCGCTTGGGCGTGGGCCTGAGCGGAAACGCGGTCCTTCCGCGGGCCGAGATGACTTTTCGCGTGCGCACCCGCAGGTCGTTCAAGTCCGCGAGCCGGCGGTTCTTGTCGGCGATCGGCAGGCGCGCGGCCTGGGCGGCTTCCTGGGCCAGCCTGTGGCGGTGGTACTCGGCCACCTGGCGGAACTCCGCGAGCGCCTTCCACTTGTGAAGCGTGCGCGGGTGGATCTTGGCCTCGGCGGCAATCTCGGGGAGCGATAGCTTTCCCTCCGCCACCCGGATGGCGGCGAACTCCTGCGGGCCGGTGAGCATCATACGTTACGGGTGTTCTTTGCGCTCGCGCTCTTCGTGGGCCCGGTTGGCGGCGGCGAAGCCGGCCGAGGTGGCGGCGGCCACGGTGGCGGCGGTGGCGAGGACTTCGAGGGCCGCGAGACGCCGGGTGATCTCGGTGTAGCGCTCGTCCGAGCGGGCGCTCAGGTCGTCCAGGGCTTTGACGGAGACATAGCGCTTCTCCATCCACTCTTTCAAGGATTCGACGCGCTCGCCGATACGGTTTTCAATTCTCAGGTTGGCCATCACCCAGACGGTATTGGCCACCATTCCAAGGAGCACCAGGAGGGCGCCGATTAAGGGATAGTTCACGGATTCAAACACTATTTCTTTCTGCCCCAAAAACGGCGTTTTGAGAGACGAGGTACGCGGCGTCCGCTGTAAGGGCAGGACGCCGCGCTGGCGTTACAGGCGGTTATGGATGGCTTCCAACTGTTCCCTGGCTTGATTCAGTCCCCAGTGGGCTTTGGCGAGGGTGTCCAGTTGGTTGGGCGCAGCCTCTTTGGGTTCGTTGGGGCCGACGTCCTGAGCCTCGTCGTCCCCGAAGAGCCGGTTGCGCAGTTGGCGTAAGCCTACGTTGATCTCGCGGGATTGGTCCACGAGGGCGTTGGCGAATTGGGTGGGGGTTTGGGCTGGCGCGTTTGGCGGTGCCGGCCCGTTATGGGTGCTTGGCAGTTTATTATTTAACATGCCGAGGTATGAATTGAAAAACTTTCGGTCGTGAGCCGGTGCCAGCCGCGGGCCTTGCCTTGGCCGCCCGCTCAGTCGCCGGTCTTGGGTTTCGCCGCGGAATCGCGCAAGGCGACGATGTGCCACCGCGCCAACCGCGTCGCTGGCGCACGCGCAACGCTGGTGTTCCACAGGTTACTTCTTCAAGCCTGGCAGATCATGTACTCGATCTGAACCGGGGCGGTATGGGCAATCACCGCCGGCGCCGTAGCCGTGCTCTTGAAGTAACCCATGACACAGCCGCCCGGGGGAATCGTGATAGTGCCCGTTCCCGAAGCCGCCGGCAGGAGGTCCACATTATTAGCCGGGTCGCGGTTGATTATCATAAACCACCCCAGCGTGGTCACTCCGCCCAAAGGTAAGGCCGTGCCGCCGGAAGTGGTCGGTACGCTGAAGGTGCCCTGGTAGAACCCCGTGCCGGTCAAGGTCCAGTTGAAGGCCAGCAACTGCATGAGCTGGTTGGCGACACTTCCGGTGCCCAGGTTGTACTGCAACGCGGCGTTGATGGTGAGGGTATCGGACATGCCTATTTCTCCTTCGGTTCCGCCCGCAGCCAGTTGATATCGACCTCCGCTCTGAGCGCCTGCCCGAGCGGATCGACCATCACCACCACCCGCGCCTTGCCCTTGCGGTACTCGACTTCCGCCTCGACGCCGGCGAGCGGCCCGCAGCGGATGATTACCTTGTCGCCCTTCTGCACGTGTCCTTGCACCGCCGTGGCGCGCGGGAGCTGGCCGACGATGCGCACGCTCTCGACCTCGGAAGCCTTCAAGGGCGTCGGCTCGCCGTAGCCTACGATCCTGAGCACGTGCGGCAGAGCCAGCGCCAGGCCGTGTCTCTCCAAGGGGAAGCGGGCGAAGACGTAGCCGGGGAAGAACGCCTTGCGCACGACTCTCCGCAGGAACCGGTCCTTGTGCTTGAAGGAGGGGAAGAAGGCGTCGAAGTGGGCCCAGTTATTGAGCCGGTCGGCGACCAGCGTTTCGAAGCCGGTACGGACGTACAGGGCGTACCAGTTTAAGCCGGGGGGTCCTACGGCATTCGCGGTAGCTGAGACTGACCCGTTCGCATGGAGTCCGGTAAGGCTACCCGGAGATTGATGCGGGAACGTGTCCTCCACTGGTATAGAGGCGCAGGGGTATGCAACCCGATTGAGAATACGGGGGTTAGGGGCCAGGGCCAGGGCCGGGGTCATGCCGCGGCCCTCATGCGCTTCCCGTCAGCCAGCGCGCGGGAGAGGCTGAGATAAGCATAAGCCGCAACCATTGGGACGACGCCGTTACCCAAAGCTCGCAGGCGCTGGACGCGGGAGCTTCGGCGTCGGTCCACCCCGCCGGCAGTCCCATCAGCAGTTCCACGAAAGCCGGATTCAACTGCCGGGGCGAGTTCGGGGTGCCTGTGGAGCAGTTCGCTCCAGGCTTCAAGGTCCGCCGGGCCTGGAGGGAAGATTGGGAGGCCACTTCGCAGAGAGGCCGCGCGTTCTTCTTTTTGATGTCGCCGGTCACCCCCGAGCGGGTGTCTTTCGATTGGGGCGTCGGCCACTGATCTACTTTCGTCGCCAGATCGTGCGGTTTGTAATGGCTGTCCGTCGCTGAGAAGCCCGGCCCGCGAGCGTTGAAGTGGGCTTCCGGCGTCGGCCAGTGTTCCGCTTGTTCCGCGATGGTCGTCTGGTGCCCCTGCCCTATCGAGTCCTTGCGGTTGCGAGGTCCGCCCGCCCCTGGCGAGTCCGGGGTACGCCACTGCTGCGCCTGCATCTTCAGCATCTCCCCCGTGCGGTTGTCTCCGTAAAGGTACCTGCGGTTCGATCCTCTCTTGGATTCCGAGGCGTTGGGAGTGGCCCACTGGCGGGCTTGCTGATCGAGCCCCGGTTCGTCCTTTCTCTCCCCGCCGCGCGATCGGAAGGAGTCCGTTGCCGGGGTCTGCCAGCTCAGAATCACGTCCTTCAGGGTCGGCTGCGTCGTCCCGTCCGTCTGATTCTGGTACTCTCCAACCTCGTGTCCCCTTACGGTGGGCCAGCGCGAACAGTCTGAGCCTTCTATGTGGCGCGCCGACTTCCTCCGCGCTAAAGAGTCCGCACGCAACGCGGTAATCCATAGCTTCCAGTTCTTCTGCGACTTCATGGAAGCCGAGTCGTAGATGGGCGTCCACGTTTTCGAGGAAGACTTGCTGCGGCTGGACTTCGCGGATGATCCTTGCGACGTGCGGCCAGAGGTGGCGCGGGTCTTTCTTGCCGAGTTGCTTACCGGCGCATGAAAAAGGCGTGCATGGATAACCGGCAGCGATCGTATGTATTCTGCCGCGCCACGGTTTGCCGCGGAAGGTCTGGATATCGCTCCAAATTGGGCAGTCGTCCAAGGTTCCATCCTGCATACGCGCGACCAGGACGCGGGCGACACTGGCTTCGCGTTCCACGTGACAGACGTCGACAAACGCCGGGTCAGCGAGTCTAAGACCGAGCGAGAGGCCGCCGTATCCGGAGCAGAGGGAAAGTATGGTGCGGGCAGGTGTATCCACATTCGTCATCCTCGTGAGCGCAGCGTACCACGGCTCCGCTGGTGCGCCCGCGCCAGCTTCACAAGCCGCGCCTTGGCCCGCGACTTGTTCAGGCGGAACTGGGCCGGGGACAGTCCCATCTCCCGGCGGATCTGCGCCTGGGTCTGCTCCTCCAGGTAGAAGCGCACCAGGATCTCGCGGTCGCGCCGGCCGATCCCGGCGAGAATGCGGCGCAGCAGCCGGGATCTCTCGCGGTCGAGCGTCTGGGCCTGCGGGTTAGGCCGCCAGTCGGGTACCCAGTTCCACTCGGCGATTGCCGCGCGGCGGCCGTCGAGCATCGCGCGCACCCCGCTGGCCTCGGCGCGCCGGACCACGGTCCACACGTAGCCCATCAGCCGCTCCGGCTGCCGTATCGCGCCCCGCTGGATGGCGTCGACCAGCGTCAGGAACAGGTCGTGTACGCGGTCCTCCAGGTCCTCGACGCCAAGCTGGCGGCAGAGGTGCAGGCGCACGTGGCCTTTCAGGATGCGGTAGAGGTCCACCATGGCGTCTGGCTCGCCCGCGCGGATGCCCGAAACCAGGGCCGGAAAGTTATCGGGTGCGGTCATCGGTCGACGTCGCCTGCGATATAGCGGGCCTTGCGGAAATCCCGCGAGGCTGTCCCGAGCGACGAGCCCCCGGTCCAGGCCACGTCGAAGTAGTCTTCGGGCCAGGGCATGCGCGCGATCTGGTGGCCGCTATCCCGGCGCACCGGGGGTTCCGTCCGCTTCGTGCGGGCGAGAAGGGTGGTCTCGGTGGTCTCGGGCTTACGCTTGGTGCGCTTGGCGCCGGTGGCCTTGCGGCGGGCCGTGCGCAGACGCGCCTGCTCCGCCCGCATCAGGGCGCACTTCTGATCGAGGCTGAGGGCCGTCGCCGTCACAAGATGCAGGCTCCTCCCAGTGCCGCTTGCACCACCGCCTGCAGGCTGTGCAGCGAGCACCCCGCCGCGAAGGATGCCGAGCAGACCGCCGGCCCTTCGATAGCCGCGATGATGGCCTGGACGTCGAGGTCGTTGACCGCGCCGTCGCCGTTGTAGTCGCAGTGGCTGGGGGTGATGGTGAGGGTGAACGTGGTGCCCGCGGCGATGGCGATGGGCGCGGCGGCGGTCGAGACACCCAGCATGGCGGTCAGGGGGAAGCTGATGGTGCCCAGCGGCGTCGAGGTGAAAGTCGCCGGGATCGTCAGCACGGCACCGTCCGTGAAGGGGTTATTGGTGAGGACGGGCGGGGTGGTGTTGCTCTGGTCGACCGCCAGGCACAGGCCCGCGGCGTTGCAGTAGGCGCCCTTGCCGAGGGCGGCATCGCCCGTCGAGATGGCCGGCGCCCCCCAGGTCTGGCCGGTGGCCGGCGCGAGCGTCCACTCGATACCGGCCAGATTCAGCCCCGACGATCCCGATATAGAGACGGTCAGGGTAGCAGTCTGGCCCTGGGCTATCGAAGAGGGGCCGGTTACGGTGAGGGTCTGGGAGAAAGCGAAGGCGGTCAGCAGGAGGCTGAGAAACACAAGCCTGAGCGGCATATCCCAGGATAAAACCTCCCCGTGCTTCGGTGGCACTTCGCCGCCTTGCGCGTTTGCGGTGCTCATGGTTGTTGCTCCTTCAGCGACCAGATGGCCAGTTCCGTCCGGTTGGTCACCTTGACCTTCCTGAAAATGCAGAACAGGTACGTCTTGATGGTCCCCTCGGAGAGCTTCAGTTCGTAGGCGATGGCCTTGTTGCTCAGGCCGCGCGCCACCAGGGTGGTGACCTGTTTCTCGCGGGGGTGCAGATGGTTCGAGGCGATCCGGCTGCCCATGCTGGCACCCCACGGCGGCTTGGGCTTCCGGCACGCGGGGCAGACGCGGGTCTGTCCGCTTCCCCGGAACTCCTGGCCGCATTTGCAGCAGGTACGCGGGATCAGGATCTCCTGGGGGGCGTCCACGGATTTCAGAGAGTGGAGGGCTAACATGCTACCGCCATCCGTTTTTCCGCAATGCGCCGGTACTCCGCCGATATCTCGATGCCGGTGATGTGCTTCCACCCTGCGCGTTTTGCGCCGAGCATCTCGGATCCTGAACCAGCGAAGGGCACCAGCAGCCGGGTTTCGTCGCCCGGCGGGAGGATCAGCCGCGCCAGATACTCCGTGAGCTTCAGCGGCTTCACCGTGGGGTGCGTGTTCCCGTCGCCTCTCTCCGAGCGTGAGGCTTTAGCGCAATAAAAGAAGCGGGATGCGCCGCCGGAATCATCATGGCCGCCGCTATCGTGTGCCCGCTCGTGGCCTTTGGCTGGTGACTTGAAATCGCCGTTGTGCCGGGTGCGCGCCGTACTCTTACCTATCCCGCTCTGCCGGTCCAGCATGGCGGCTGACTCTTCATCCAAGATGAGGTTGGCGGGCCAGCGTCCAAGCCCGTCAACCGGTGTGCCGCGTCGATCATTGAGGCCATCGCCATAAGCGTGAACTGATAGCCGCGCCGTTCCGCCCGCGACCGCCGTTCCGCCCGCGACCGCCGTTCCGCCCGCGACCCCGATCCGCGCCGCGTCAATTGCCAGCACCCTCTTCCCTTTTTTCCAGGCCAGCGTAATCGGCTCCCAGGCCGGTTTCAGTTGCGAGTGACCCTTGGGGAATCCCTGCCCGTGCAGCCAGCACAGCGTGTCGCTCAGCAGAAATCCCGCATCTTCAATCGCGCACATCAGCCGGTGATGCGTGCGTGTTCCTCCGAAGGCCAGCAACGGCGCGCCGGGCTTCAACACGCGGAGGATCGCGGCCCACACCTCAGAGTCGGGTACGCCGTGGTCCCACTTCTTGCCCATGAAGGCCAGTCCATACGGCGGATCGCACAGGCACGCATCGAATGATTCCGCTGGCAATTCCCGGCAGACCGCCAGCACGTCGCCGCGAATAATTCTGCTTCTACTCAATGGCACCCTCTCCGAGCGCTACCAACTGTTCGAAGGTGGCCGCGCCCGACTTGCCTCCCTGCGCGAGCGAGTACCGCAGCAAGCCTTCCACTTTCCAGCCGCACCGGTAGGCCGCGTTCTGCGCCGCGAGCAGCCACACTCTGGCGGGGGCGTTGGCATCCATGCGCAGCAAGGCTTCGCCGATGCCGATGAGGACGATGGTCAGCTCGTCGTTCAAATCGTGGGCCGATGCCGCCGCGGCTGTACTCAGCCTGTCGGCTTTGGGTAGGCGTTCCAAGGATCATCGCGCCTTGCGTACCTGGAATGCGGGCTTGATGTGATTGTTGAAGTGGCGGCCTTTCGAATCGGAGGCGGCGAAGTTATCGAAGTCGGCTTGCGAGGCGCCGCCCACGTGGTACCGTCCGCCTTTCTTCAGTTCCACATGGATGGTGAGGGTGGCGGGGTCGTAGCCGATGGCCGCGATCCAGTCGGAATCGACCGGGGTCATAGTCATGGCTTGCTCCCGAGCGGCAGGCTTTGTTGGAGGGTATTCAGCAGGAGCTTTCTACGGAGAGTCTGGTAGGCGGCTTCGAGGAGTCTGGCGCGCTGCCGCTCGGGGGAAGGTTGGCCGGTCTCGCGGGTGTCTGCCATATTAGCTTACTTCCTTGAGTACCGGGTTGCCCACGGTGCGCACGGTGCCGCGCGATTCCGCGATGAACGACTTGTGCTGGTCCTTGGGGAGGGCGGCTTTGACGGCGGCGAGAGTCGGCGCGCAGTTCTCAAGTACCCAGGCTTGCCCCAGGCGCTTGAACAGGACGGGGAGCCGCGAGGCGATCAGCTTGGCCTGTTTGCGGCACGTCGAGATGGGAACCTTCCAGCGGGCGCCGTCGAGCACGATGGGCTGTTCGGGGTCGGCTTCGGCCTGGAGGGCCAGGAGCTGCGCTTCGACTTCCGCGAGGCGCTGGAGATGGGGGTTTACGCTGGGCTGCCAGAGGTCGGCCTGCTGCTTCAGGTCGCCGTATTCGTCGATGAGAAGGGTGAGTTGCGCCTTCGTGAGTTTGGCCATCTGCTGGTATAGAGGCGCAGGGCCATGCAACCCCCATGAAAGCAAAGGTGTTCAAACTCCGGGCAGCGGTGCGCGGCGGGGGGCGCGGGTTGCGGTGGCACCTCGCCGCCTCGCGCGATTTCGTTGCGCGGGACGGGCACGGTACACTGAAGCCTACCTCCATCGAACCGTAACCAGCTCCCCAGGTGCAGAGAAAGCGCCGCGCGGTCCACACCAGCCGCCCGGCGCTTTTGCCGCGTAGGGCTTCCGGCCGGCTGCGAGGTGCCACGGGAGCACGGGCTGGAGCGGGGGAAGAGCGACGCCGGTGTTCTACGCCGCCTTGTCCTCGCCGGCTTCCTCAAGTAACTTGCGGAGCCGCGTCAGTGCCGCGCGGTGCTCATCGATCACCCGGCGCACCCCGATACCGACGCTTCGGGCCTTGCCCACCTGAGTCAAGCTGTGGCCCTGGCCGTATACCAGGTCGATCAAAGCCCGCTGCCGCTCACTCAGCCCTTCCTTGGCTTTGACCAGGGCGGCTTCGGTGGCCCGGTCGCGCTCCGCGGCGGCGGAGGCTTCGCGCCAGTAATCCAGGGCCTGCTGGTGGCCGCCGGCGGTGTCGAGGGGGACGGCAGCCATGGCGTAGGCCATTTCGCCCTGCCGGCGGTGCCCGGCGCCTACCAGGAAATTGCGGATCTGCCCGCGGATGGCGGCCGACGCGAACTCCTCTCCCGCGCCGTCCGGCTTGAGCGGATCCACCGCGGCCATGACTAGGCCCAGCCTCCCGGCCTGCCTGAGATCCTGGATGTCGATCGACCGCGGGACCATGCGGTGGTGCTGGCGGGCGATCTTCTCCACCAGCGTCAGGTGAAGCTCGATCCAGGCGGCGTCGGCCTGGCTGAGTTGGTCGGCGGATGCTATGCAAACATGGTACGCCGGGGGGCGTTGGTGATGGGCCTAACTTCAGTTGTTTGCAGCGATTTGTGGGATTTGGGACGAATTGGTAAAATACTTGCCAGAATGGCAGTGGGTGTACGCCGACCCCCGACATCACGTTCGACCGCGACGAGCGGGAGCTTTTCACCTTAGTCCTCCAGGGAACGAGCTCGAAGCGCATGGCCGAGATTCTGGAAATTTCCGTCTCCAGCGCCAACCAGCGCCTCGCGGATATGTGCCGCAAGGCGGGCGTCGGGAGCCCGCGCGAACTGGTGGCCTGGGGCTGGCAGCATCCCCACGCCGTGGGCAAGGGCGTCTTCTCCGCCGTGGGCATGCACCCCGAGCGCTGCCTGTGCCCGGCCTGCCGGAGCGTGCGGGCCGACCAATCCGAGAGCCGCGGGCGGTAGTGCGCGGCGGCGGTTGTGCGCGGGTGCGCAAGACGCGCGTGCAAAGATGCGGCGCAGAGATGGCGGCCTGCATAAGTACAGTTGCAGTTTCTTTTCTTTCCTTACGTTTTAAATCGCGTTCTCCTGGGACGGAAGGTAGACTTGTGTCCACCATGTCCCACAAGCTCCCGAACCTCGATCGCTGGCCGACCAAGCAGGAGACCGCGCAGGTGCTGCGCTGTTCCGAGAAAACCGTCAACCGCCTGGTCAAAGACGGCTCGCTCCAGAAGGCCGTGCGCGATCGCGCGGGACTGCCGCCGGTCGTGATCCTGAACCCCGACGACGTGCAGCGGGAGAAGCTGGCGAGAGATGCCGCGCGGGATGAGCAACGCCGGCCGGGGCCGTTCGCGATGCCGGGGACGATGCCGGGGACAGAGGTTGCCCAGGCGTCCACCATGTCCAACACCATGTCCAACGGGACAGAGGTTGCCCATGCGTCTACCGCGTCCAACGTGGACCAGGTGGCAAGCCTGTTCGCGCGCATCGCCGCCGGACTCCCGCCGTCATCCGCCGCAGCCCCGCCGCACCAGCCGGACTGGCTCACCCTGCCGCAGGCCGCGGAACTCAGCGGCTACCCCGCCGCGGGTCTCGCGCATGAAATCCGCTGCGGCCGTCTGCCGGCCAAGAGGCTCGGGCCGCCCAGGGGGAAGTACTGGCTGGTGCATCGGGAAGACCTGCGGTCCCTGCGCGGCGAGCGCCACGGGCGGGCCAAGACCAAGTTGCCGGAGTGAGAGACGCGGTACCCCTTCGCCTCACCTTCTACTCCATCTTGCGGGGGGGGGGTTACAAACGGGTCAAAATGGGCTTACTATAGCTTCCAGCCATGAACTGAGGCGAGAGAAAACGTAAGGCCCGCCCCGGGTTGCTGATGTCGAGGGCGGGCCTCTAAAGGATCCGAGCGTTGCTTACGTCATCCATCTTACATCGATTTCGTTGAAATTTGAAGGGGTTGAGCCGCGCCCGGGGCTAGTTGAGAGACCGGGCGCGGCGTCGGCTCCAGAAAGAAGAGCCGTGTTAGTTTGACCGTCAGGCTAACGATCGGAAAACATCGTAGCAAGCCGCGGGGGAGTTTCTCAAGCGGTTTGGCGCCATCGGAACGCTGGCGTACAAAGTTTTTTACCCGGGGACGCGCACAAGCTCCGCATCCGGGGTACAGTAGAACCTGCCGGGTAGCTCCCGGCGGTAGTTCGGGGACCCGGGCGCGGGCCATCTTCCCAGGTGGCCACTGCAAGCGCGTCCGGTCTCCTTACGCTCTCTTGCAGGGGCGGCATCTGAAATCCAAGACACACTCTCGCGGCCCGCGGTTTACAGACCTACCCGCCCGTGCCATCTCGCGGTCCCGCATCATTGCCGAAAATTGCTCGTGTAAGTCCTTTAGAAGAGGGGGGTACATATCAGATCTGATATGTACCCCCCCGAAACAAAGGACTTATTTCGCCGAAAAACACCCCAAAAAAGACAAAGAAGTCGTGAATTGCCGGCCCGTCCCGCTCATATCGGACCTGATATGTGGAGGCCGCTGAGATGGCACGGGACGGCCGGCCGAAGGAGAGCAAGTACAAGCCGTCCGCCGGCAACGGCGCCGATCCAATCAAGCTATGCTCTGCGTGCGGCAGTGCTTTCCTCCCGGTCTACAAAGCCGACGCCACCATCGACCACGCGGCCTCTCCCAAGTACTCGGCGCACGAGGACGGGACGTTTACCTGCCAGGACAAGCGCGCCTGCCGGGCACGCCAACTTGCCAAGACGCTCGCCAAGGAGTTGAGCCAGGACTGCTCTCCGGACTGGCTCTTCGTGCGCTTCCCCCGCGATCTGCTCAAGCAGGGCATGGAGCCGCGGCCGGCGGACTGGAAAGCTAAGGGGTGGCTGCCGCGCATTCCCCACCTGGAGGACCGGCTGCTCGCGGGCATCCTCTATTGTTCGTGGTGCTACCCGGTTTCCCTGACTTACGCCGTGCAGCTCGCCGGCATCTGCCCGCTGGCCGGCCGCGAGGATGACGACCCCGATGAACTGCTGGTCGACCGGTACAAACAGTTCATTCCCCTGCGCGAGATCGATTTAGTCAAGTACTACAACGAGCGTCAACCCAACGTGAACCGGGCCCTGCACCGCCTTGTGGCGCGCAGGCAGTTGCGCATCGACGACGACGGCATACTGTCGCCGGCCGCCAGGCTGGCCGAGATGTCGATCGACGAACGCCAGATGCTCTACCTCGGCAACGATCCCGGACTCTACCTGCAGTTGTTCGACGCGAGCCAGTCCGAGGAGGAGCAGGCCGAACGCCGCGCCCTGGCGAAGATCCTGCGGACGGTGCCCCAGCCGGTGCGCGCCGACATGATCCGCATCCACGAGGCGCCCGAGGTCCCGGAAGATATCAGATCTACATCTTTTCAGGGGGTGGAAGATACCAGCGCCCGGTATAACAAGGCAGTGCAAGATCTCAAGGCCGAGCGCAGCAGGGGGTATGAAGATGCACTGAAACCGGCCCTTAACCTTATCCCCCAGAGTAGTAAGAGCAAAACGACGGCGGCGGCGCCGGTCCCCTCCCCCGCCTCAACGCCTCCCCCGAAGGCAGAGCGGTCCCTTGCCGCCCCCGCGGGAACCTCGGACGAGGAGCTATACGCACTCGGTCTCGGTAAGGGGGCACTGGCGAAGCTGCCGGCGCTGGAGGACCGGCCGGGCCTGGTGATCGCGGCGCACATCCGCACCCTCGGGTTCGTGTGCGACGACGACGCCGGACACAAACTGTGGGGCGACTGCCGGGAGCGCGCCGCCGATGTCACCGTACCCGAAATCTGCGGCATGCTGGCCATGACGGCGCGGAAGACGGCGACCATGAAATCGCCGGTGGGCTTTCTGCTCTACCGGGTGCCGCAGCTCTGTGGCGGCGGCGGCCTGGCCCAGGTGCGCGAGATATTGGCGGCGGCGGAACGGGCGTCTCCGCGGTTCGGCGAAATCGGCCGCGAGCGCGCCGCCGACGAGGAACGCCGACACGCCCAGTCGCAACTCTGCATCGACGTCCGCGCGAAAATGACTCCACAGGAATGGGACACCCGCGTGGCCGTCGAGCGGGATCTTCGGCGGAACGACAAGGAGTTTCAGCGGCGCCGGCTCGGTATGCCGCCAGGCGAGATCCGGCGGGAGTTGGAGTTATGCGCCGGCCGCGCCCTGTTCGAGGAGCTGGCCGCACACCCGGATCTGGCCGACCCGGAGAAGCGCCGCTTGCTGGCGTCCCGGCGCGTCGAAGATATCGAGCGCGAGCTGGGTATCTCCGATACCGCGGGTGCGTGAGGCCGCTTCCGATGCGGGACTCCGACAAGCAATTCCTTTCCGCCATGGAAACCACATACGGCGGAGCCTTCAGCCAGGCCGACCGGGAGTGGTTTTTGAAGCAGTTCGAGCGCTACGAAGTAATCGCCAGGGTCTGCGGGGCGCCCGAAGGTGCGACTATCCTGGTTGCGAGCCACGATCTGCTTGAGGTGGCGCAGAGAGCCGCCGCGCGCCATAAGCCGCCGCGCACGGACCTGAAGTTCGCCGTGAATCCCGGTATGTTTGTTGTCGGTGGTGGCTGATGGCGCCGCTCTTCGACTTGCGCCAGGGGGACGTGCTCCAGCGGCTCCGCGAGATCCCTTCCGATACGGTTTCCTGCTGCGTCACCAGCGTCCCGTACTGGGGACTGCGGAGCTACAACGTGCCGGCGTCGGTGTGGGGCGGCAGTGCGCAATGTCCGCACGTGTGGACGGCTGAAGTGCCCGTACAAAGCGCGTCGGGTCTGCACCGGATGCCCGCGAACCAGACCGGCGGCACCAAAGACTTCAGCCAGCGGGCCACGAATCAGGGCCAATTCTGTTTCCACTGTTCCGCCTGGCGCGGCTGCCTCGGCCTGGAGCCAACCCCCGCTCAGTATCTCGCCAACATGGTGGCCGTCTTCCGCGAGGTGCGGAGGGTGTTGCACCCCAGTGGGACGCTGTGGCTGAACATCGGGGATTCGTATTGCTCGGACGCCGGCGCGGATCGAATGCCGACAACGCTGGCTGGTTTGCGCGTGCCGGCCGGGTGGACAAATCGGGCGCAGCCGCGGAGGGTGCATGCGCTGCGCAAGAACGGCGACCAAGATCCCAAGCGCCGCCCTGCCGCGGAGGATGCCGTTCTGCAAGGCTGCGCGTCCGATGGCTCGCTCAAGCCGAAAGACCTGTGCATGATGCCCGCCCGTCTCGCCCTGGCCCTCCAGGAGGATGGCTGGTGGCTCAGGTGCCAGATCCCGTGGCTGAAGTCCAACCCGATGCCCGAATCCTGCACAGACCGCCCGGGCAGCTCGGTAGAGTACATCTACCTGCTGGCCAAGAGCGAGGCGTACTTCTACGACCGGGAGGCGGTGCGGATCGACTCCTCCGGCAACGGACACGATCGCGGGCAGGGTGTGAACCCGAAAGCCATGGGGCCGAACAGCGGCATGAAGCGGGACCGGGATCCGAGTCACCAGAGCGCCGCGCAGATCAAGCACCGGCAGAACCACTCATTCTCGGCGGCGGTTCACGCGGTCCTGCCCACCAGGTCGCGCCGCAACACCGACTGGTTCTTCGCTTCGCTAGAATCGTATACCAGGGGCTTCCAAGGTCTGCTAGTGGACGGCGCGGCCGATCCGCTGGCCCTGCTGGTGAACCCGCAGCCCTTCTCGCTCGAAATGTGCGTCCAGTGCAAGACCTGTTATGCGCAGCGCGAGTACCGCAAGCTAGAACTGGACGGCAAGACGCGGCGGTGTTGCTGCGGGGCGGCGGAGTGGATCAGCCACTTCGCCACCTTCCCCGAGCAAATGGTGACGCCCTGCATCCTGGCGGGAACCTCGGAGCACGGGCGCTGCAGAGCCTGCGGGGCCCCGTATGAGCGGGTGGTAGAGCGGTCGCACGTGGGAGACTGGCATCCGGACCCGGGGCGCAAGCACGACGCGGGAGCGGTGAACGGGACGGCGAAGTGGGCTAAAAGCGCGGCGGTGGACGCGCGCAACGGCATGAAGCTGCAATCGTCCGCAGGCACCGGGTCGCACACCAAAGAGAATCCACCGGCCCCCGCCACTCTCGGCTGGCGTCCCACCTGCTCCCACCCGCTGTTTGAATCTGAGATTGTCCCCTGTGTGGTGTTAGACCCGTTCAGTGGAAGCGGAAGAACGGGGCTGGCGGCCAACCGGCATGGCAGAGACTTTATCGGCATCGAGGCGAATGGGGACTATGTGCGGATGGCCGAATGGCAGAAGAGCAAGCAAACGGTTGAACGGGTCGGTACGCCATGAGGCCGCAACGGCGCGCGGTGATCCGTGGCACCTCGTCGCCTCGCGTGACTTCGCTGCACCGGTCCGCCGCGCAAGG